AACTCATTAAACTTTACATCAAATAAGGATAAGGTCACTGCGACCTTATCTTTTTAGTGCGTAAAATAATTGAAAAAAAAGTTCAACTTTTTCGAACTTTTTTGAATAAAAGACTTGACTATTACCCGGTAATACGTTATAATATATTCATAAAGTAAAACAAAACGAGGTAAACAAAATGAAACACTATAAAGAACTAAATGCACTTCGAAACAAAATTAGTGACGGACGTTCAACACGTGACTCTATTGCTCGAGCAGCTGCGCAGTATGTAGCATTATTCGATACTAAAGACGAGTTAGCTATTGAGTTAAACGAGTATAAGAACATTCACTTTGAACGTTCATTACCAACTATTATTACCGATCCCATTGCGCAATTCGGCAGTAACTTACCAGGTGACCAATTAGTATTATGGGACACTTATAACGCCGACTTACCTCGCGCAACATTTGAAGAGTATGTAAAGGAGCAAGTAAAATGAAGCTATATCACGCGACTGATTTTAGTAACCTAAGTGATATCCTGGACGAGGGTTTAAAGCCCTCCTCCAGGGTTATATACTTCGCCGAAAGTTATGAAAAGGCCGTAGCCTTTTTAGCTTTTCGAAATGTCGATATAGTAGTGTTCGAAGTGGAAGTAGATATCGAACAATGTCGGGAAAGTTTCGATCATAGTGAGTCCATGTTTTGTCGATTGTTCAAGTTCGATACTTGTCGCGCCTGGACGTACGATAAGCCTATTCCTGCGGAACAAATCGACTTTAGCAAAGCACGGATCTATAATCGAAAAGGAGATAAGTAAATGAAATTTCACGTCTGCTCCGCAAAGTATTTCGAAGAAGAGGACGTTCATGCGCACTACGCAGACCAACTATCCAAAGTTGGGAAGGTGTCCTACTACTGTGAACGGAATACAGGTAATCCTATTATCGAACTTGAACTTAGTTCACTAGAGGACCTAATTACACTTTCAACTGAATTGCGCGTGTCCCTAAAATTATCACGTCCGTACAAGGAAGAGGATCCGTTCCAACTTTGGATCGTCGACGGCTACATGGAATAGGAGGATAACATGGAAGATAGATACAACATTGAACCAGCAGACATACTGAACTATATTGGCATCGCAAACACAAAGGATCCAGACTTTTATGATTGCTTATTAGCCCGGCTAGTAAGTTCCTACACTGCTAAAGAACTTGCGTACCTAGGAATTTCCTTTGGCGACTTCCTTGCGGAAGTTCAAAGTCAATCCCTTGCGTACTTAGGCAAGTAAAAAGACCTATTCATTTAGGTCTTTTATTTTTGCGATTGTAACTTAGTTAGGTAGTTCGCTAGATCCAGCGCCTCCTCTTTAGCGTGCTGCAGGAAGTCATCTTTGTTATTTTCGGCTAATGTAGTTCCGTACTTGCTTACACCCACAACACTACGAGATATGAGCTCGAGTGCGGTATGTAGTACAATAGGATCCAATCCTGTCACGTCGATATAGTCACGTGTATCCAAGCACTTGTCCGAGGTTACTACACTTCCATCAGGCGCAATGAAATAAATTTTACTCATGTCGATCCTCCATCATTCGATTGAACTGTCGCAAGGTCATTGCTATATACTGTTCACCATTGTCTCCATAATCGAACACTAATGCACAGTAATCTTTTTTAGCAGCGAACCGCTCTTGCTCATTTTTATCGAACCATTCTTTTTTAAGGCTTACAGTTTTTTGAGGCTTCATTACGGTTTTACATTCAATAAGCATGTCGTCCGTAATGACGTCCCCTTTATAGTAGTCCGTAGCTCCGGAGTTAGGTTGCACTTTACCCCCTAATTGACGAGCTACTTTTTTCTCCTGACGTGCGCTCGCTCTGCGTGTCGGTATAGCGATTTTGCGCGTGTTTTTCATGGCAGGTATACAAGGAGACCCAAAGTCCCATAAAACGCGATACCGCTAACGACAGACCCCAAAAACAACGTGATAGGGCTACGTCCGTCTTCCTGCTTGCCTATGACAAGGTAGGTCATTGCGCTAGTCAGGCAAAATGCGGACAGTACGAAGACGCTAACTAATATTACCTTAATTATAAAGCTCATCTAATTTCTCCTTCACTTGTAGACCTAACTTAGATCTAATAATTTTATCACCTGCTAGGACTTCCTCCAAAGCTAGGACAGTCTTATCGCGCAAAGCTAGTACCCAAGTATAATGGTACCCAATGTCGATCGCTGCCTTGCTTAGTGGAATATCGTCCAGTATACATAGCCGAATGATCATACGTTGATTCTCTGGGAAGCACTCGACAAGCGTGTCGATGTATCCTACGAACTGTTCAAGTTGTTCGAACTCTTCACCCTTGTCGTCATTAGCTAATAACCAATTGATGCGGGCGCGTGCTCTTGTGTAGTCTCCTCTTAGGTCGAGGATCCGTTGGTTCATTTGTCTGCGTTGTTCGTTCATGCTTTAGGTTCCTCATACTTAATTGTCTCACACGATGCGTCGACATAAATAATATCGTCTAATCGAAGTAGTATATCGGTAGCAATAACGTCACCATTGATGTCCGGGTTGTAAGGTGTCAACCTTAGGCACCGTTGATTATAAAATTCAGGGTTATCAATGTAACCCTGAATATCTTCAACTGCTTCATCATAGTCGTCAATGGTGTCGAATAAAGCTGCTACTTCTAAATGAGTACCGTTATCGTAGATCACATGAAATAACGTCTTTATTCGTTCCATTTACAACACTCCCATCTCTTGTAGCGTGTTCAGTACATTGTCGACCTTTTCATTGATAGTTAGGATCTCTTTTAGGTCGTTCAATGTAGTCGCAGGATCGTTCTTGTTTACGATATCTTGGATAGCGTCACGGAACCCTTTATATTTTCCTTCAGCGATAGTAGTCTCTTTATGAGCATCCATAAGGCGACTTGACGCTAGGGCGAAGCAAGCTACAAGTTTAAGATTTTCGGGATCCTTAGTCTTTAAAGCACGTTCCGTGATAGCTTCGGTAATATCTTCAAGTCCCCCTAATGTAAATTCGACTTCAATTTCTTCGTGACCTTTGCCACCAATGCGGGCGCCGAATTTTTTGCTACGATAGTCTTTGCATTCTTTACACATTGTTCAGTCCTCCTTTATGGACGTGAGCGTTTTGAAGGTGTTGGTTTTTTACGAGAAGCACGGACAGAAGTCTTTTTAGGTGGGTTTACCATTTCTTCATACTCGGCTTCGGTAATTGGTTCCCAAGTCTCTTCATCGTACTCTTCAGGCAAGCGTTCACCCTTGCGTAATACGTTTGCTTTACCGTCCAATACATAGAAGAAGTCTTCTTCTAATACTGGACACATAGCATTGAGGTACTCTTCTTCATCGACAAGGATGTCACTTGGATCGTCGGGCTCATTTTCGTCCTTCTTGTAGTAGTAGTCATCTTCCTGATTGTAGAAGTAGTAGGTTTTTGGTTCGACAGGTTTTGCCGCTGCGCGTGCTCCTTTGCGTGGCATTCTAATACTTGACTTAGGTTTTTCTTCGACGTTCTCGTCTTCGTTCACTTCTTCCTTAGGTTCATCCTTAGGAGCAGTCTTTTTGCGACGTGTAATGCGAGTAGGTTTTGGATCTTCCTCGTCGTCGTCATCTTCGTTCACTTCAGGCTCTTCCTTAGGTTCTTCCTTCTTGCGACGGCGTCGAGTTGGTTTAGGTTTTTCCTCTTCCTGCTCTTCGTCCTCGTCAACAGGTTCAGGATCTTTTGCTACGGTCTTACGTCCACGGCGCGCAGCTTTAGCTGGTTTTTCTTCTTCTACCTTCACTTCTTCTTCGTCCGTACCTTCGCCGTAAACGAACGCTTCATTCTCTGTAACGTAAGTCGCAGCCATGTCAGCGCGGTGAGTCAAAAATGATAGCGGGTTCCATTTGAACGTTTCACTGCATGCACCTAATGTAGCGTAAGGACTAATATCGTAGGCTCCCATGTGCCAGAAAATAGCTTGGGCTTCAAATTCGGTCAACTGAATGAACTTTTGTAGGTAGAACACTGATTGAGCTCCATGTCCCATTTCAGCTTTTTCCTTATTGTACTCGTAAGCCTCATAAGCTTCCCAATCTCCATTTTCGTCCTTGCGCCATTTTTCAGTAATGACATAGCGGTCGATTTTGCATAGGTCGTGGAACAAGGCTACGATAGCGACGGTCTCAGGGCTATAAATTTCTTGCCAACCTGCGCCGACAGTATTTTCCATTTCCCATACCAAGCGGCCATAGACGTTCAATGAGTGTTCAACTAAGCCACCTTCATAAGATCCATGATAGCGAGTGCTAGCTGGCGCAGTGAAGAAGTCGGTCTCATGTTCGAGCCATTCCATTAGGTTTTCGATACCGTCACGTTCGATATTTTCGGTTACAATTTTTTTGAATCGTTTAACGTTTGTCATTTTGTTTTTCCTTTTCTTTTTGGTAAATTTGTTCGATAGGAGTTGAACCTCCGTACTGAGTGATTAGGTTTTCTAAGTAACCTAAATTTCCTGCTAATAAAATTCGCGCCGTTGGTGATTTGTTTGCCATGCGTACCTCCTTCAATTGTTTAATGTAATATACACCAAATTCCTTGATTTTGTTTACGACAAGTTGAAAATTTTTAATAAACAAATTTGAACACCGACGACATCTGTATAGAGCCCGGTTTTAATACCTTCAACAATATCGCCGATAATCGTCATACCTTCGAACGCTGAATCCAGTGAGTAATTAAAGTTCGATTTAATCTTATTGATTGTAAATTGCTTGACATTCACTGTCGACTCTTTAGCGTTTTCCGTACCTAAAATTCGACTAGCTGCGGCAAAATTATTGTATAAAAGCGTTAGGAAACCAAGGACATTGTCATTGGTAGCGAGTAGCGTTTGAACATATTCAAAGGCTCGTTGAGGTTCGTATCTAATAACACTATCCACGGCTTCGAAGACTTCAAATTGTAGATCCTTGTGAATAAGGGAGTCCACGGCTTCCTCGGTAGGTAATTGAACCCTACTAATTTTATCCAGCTCGTTTTCAATACGAGAGTAATCGCGGTCACATAGTTCAATAACTTGCTCCAGTAGGTTAGCAGGAACTTTGAACTTTTTCGAAAAATGGTTCATTAGCTGCGTAGTAGTCATTCGATCAAACTGAACGACATGGTCACTGAACTGTTTTAGAAATTTACTACGCCCGTCGATCTTTGTGTAGAGTAGGATCAACGTGCCGTATTTAATGTCCTCTAAAGACTTCCAGCGCGATTCAGTAGATAGGAAATCCTTATCATCCCGTACCGCAAAGACCTTGTCATTAGCTACGATAGAACGCTGAGTCAATGGACGTAGAATAGAGGCTACACTTGACTCGCGTTTGACAGGTGTTTTCATTTTTGCTAAATAGACATTCATTAGTCCAATTTCTTCGCCAGTAAAAATGTAGAACGGTAGTAACCTGTCTTCCTTAATATGAGTCATAAACTCCATTAAATTAACCAATTTCTTGGACCTCCTTTACGAGCTTGTTCATTGCAAATAGTTTGTTCTTACCTTTAGTTGATACAGTACCTAAGCACTTAGCGACTAATTGAAGTAGACCATAGTTAGCTAATAGAACTTCGGTATCTTGGATCTTGCGATTTTCAAAGCCGATATAGTTCATAGCAATTTCTAAAAATAGTTCAGGGATTAGGGTGTCTTCCCGGGTGTCCGTGTCTTTCAGTTTGAACCAGTCGACCATCTTCAATGCGTTACTAGACGAGGCTTCGAAAATATTGTCGTAAAAGAACTGAACTTTTTCCAAGTATAAGGCTAGTCCTTCCTTGCCGTGATTTTGAACAAGGAACTGAACTTGTCCAGGGCTACTGAACATTGGAGCCATCTTTAGGATATCCTTACTAGATTTCACAAAGCGCTCTAAATAATGTGATACCTCGTCCGTCGAGTAAGGAAGCAAGGTAACAACCCAAGAGCGCGAAATAAGCGTATCCAAAACATCTCCTTCGGTATAAGCCAGCATGCAGATATGAACGTTCTTAGGTGGCTCCTCCGTTACTTTTAGGAGGCTATTTTTTGCACCTATGGACATCCCTGCGACCTGCACGACGAACAAAGTAGGTTGAGCAAGACTAGAAGCTAGTTCAATCATGTCTCTAATATCGTCGACTTTATTTTCAATGAAGATACAGTCATACCCTAATTCTGCGGCGACATATCTTGCGAATGTACGTTTGCCCGATTTTTTAGCGCCTACAATAACCATCGAATTAGGAAGGTATTTTCTTTGCTTGACAAATTCTTTGGCTTTACGTTGTCCAATAAAATCGACCATGCTAGTCCTCCTGCGTCATTAGTAAGATTTGAGCTTCTATAATTGGCTTAGCGTTCGGTTCCCATTTGATCACGGAGTTTAGTCGGTTCATTTCCTCCAGCATCCACAATAGCAAGGAATAATCGACAGTATGTTGAAGCCGTGCCAAGTCTGCGCCTAAATGATTAGGCAAGGAAGTGAACGAGATATCTTGCGTAAGGGCGTACTTACATACGTCAACGAGGAAGTCAGTATAGTTACGCATAGTTAGTTTCAAGTCCTTACCTGACATAAAGAAGTCATCTAAAGTGCGTAACGCTGCTTCAGTATCGTTCGAAAGAATTGTATCTGTTAAGGCTACAAAGGTCTCATAGTCTGGCGTACCTAAGGCGTTAGCTACTTCCTCAATAGTGATGTCCATTGTGTAGTCCAGGACTTTTTCTAAGCGTGTAATAGCATCGCGCATCCCTCCATTAGCTAACTTACCAATGAACGCAAGAGCTTCAGTGTCCCAGCTATACGGCGCACCGTTTTCGCATTCTGCTTCTAAAATGTAGGCAAGTTGGTGAACGATATCTTCGTTAGGAATACGAGTGAAGTCGAAGCGTTGAACCCGGGACATAATAGTTCCAGGTATCTTTTGCGGATCCGTAGTACATAGGATGAAGATAGTTCCTGCAGGCGGTTCCTCGAGTGTTTTCAATAGGGCGTTAAAAGCTCCAGTCGAAAGCATATGAACCTCGTCAATGATGTAAACCTTGTACTGACTATCTAATGATTTGAACTTGCTATCTTCAATAATATCGCGAACGTTCTCCACTCCATTATTAGACGCAGCGTCAATCTCAATGGGTGTACCTTGTCCCTTATTGACGTCCTTGGCGAAGATACGAGCCGAAGTAGTTTTCCCTGTTCCAGCTCCTCCGCAAAATAGGTAGGCGTGTTTTATTTCACCAGTCTCTAGTTGGTTGATTAAAATCTCCTTAACGTAGTCTTGTCCTACTACGTCGGAGAATTGCTTAGGTCTATACCTGTTAGCTAAATTGATCAAATTGGTTGTCCTCCTGTAATTTTCAATAAGTGAGTAGCCGTTCCCTCTACCCATGGATCGGTATAAGGTAGCCCCATACCGGTATTTCCGTCAAAGGTTCGAAAAGCCTCGTACCATGCGGATTTTCTAAATTCGTTTGGGTGAGCTTGAATTAGGTCGTAAAGTTGGTGACTCCATCTATCATACTGCGCGTCTGTAATAAGGTTCACGTTTTGGCGATAGTAGAGATTTGAATGAACTAATATTTGACGTTGACGTCTATTGATTAGTTCAAGTATCTTGCGGTCTAGTTGAACCTTCGGTCTGCGCTTGATAGGCTTGGAGACCTTAGGTCCACTAGGACGTGAAAATAATGTTCGTTGAGCCATGCTACTGCCCCTCATAGGAAATAGCTTCGTGTACGTTGGTCATTAAATCATCGAACACTTGGTCATCATCTCGTAGGCGCTGAACGATTTTGGATTTACCTTGGAATTTTAGGTCGTCCCCATTTTCGTCCTCGAGGATCTCACCTGTGTCGGGGTCTACAATACTGAACCATGCCCCTGTCTTGTTTACGAAGCCGTATTCAATAGCTACGTCTACAAGGTCACTTTCTACTTGGATCCCCTCGTGGTAAGACAAGGTATATTGAACTAGCTTTCTATCTGGTTTAAATGCCTTGGTCTTTTCGACAAAGGCTTCGACCATGTTACCCGCAGGGTTACGAGCAGAACGGTTCACTTTTTCACCCTTTTCGTCAATGAAGTCCCCTTTGCGGAACTTAATACGAACGGCACAAGCATGCTTCCACATCTTACCGCCGGGCGTTGAGTACGTTGAATACATACTATTCAAGTCCTCGCGGATTTGGTTAATACCTAAGAAAATAGCATTGTACTTGGTTAAGTAAGGCGTTACTTTTCGACTGAACTCCGTCAACGGCGCCGAAATACCTGCGTAAGCCTTTTTAGTGAGTTCCTCGTCCAGTAGGTTTTGACTCACCATGTAAGGAAGTGAGTCTAATACAATTAGACCGACTTCTCCTGTATCGTACATATCAATGATGTACTGAAGGATCTCCTCTGCGGAGTTATGTTCCGGCCTTACAATCCAAAGGTTATCCACGTCAACACCTAATTTCTTAGCCCAATCCGTGTCCAATGTATTTTCTAAATCCAAGTATACAATTTTCAGCGGTTCCTTATGAGCATCCAAGCGCATTTGGATTTCCTTGATTTTAGTTTTGTTCGAACCTTTTGCGTTTTGAAGCTCCTCTAGTTGAGCATTCAAATCTTCCTGCAACTGTTCCCACTCTTCCTGGAAAATGTACTGCGCATTTTTTACAATGTCCAAAGCCGAAGTAGTTTTACCACTCGACTCAGGTCCAAAGAACTCGATCACACGCTTGCGGGGTAGACCTCCATAGGTTTGGAAGTTCATAATAGGAGTAGAAAAGGGAATCCTCGGTAGGTTTTCCCTCTCTAGTCCGTGAACAGCTACAAGCGCTTTGGAGTCCTTGTTCCAATCTTGCATAATCTGTTCAAGTTTCATTAGAAATCTCCTGTACTTCCATGTCCTCCGCGAGCTACGTTCCCTAAAGAATCAACGAATTTAAAGTTCAATTGTGGTTGTTTTTCTTGGATACGGAACTGAGCGATGCGTTGATCGAAGAATAGTTCAGTGTCCCGTGTTGCGTACCATACTGAGAACCATTCATCAGTATCCCCTTTATAACCTTCATCGATAACGCCACTTGAGACGAAGATCAGTCCAGTCTTTTTGAACAGACTTGAACGAGGATGGAGGATAGCTTCATGTCCTTTAGGTAGTTCTAAAGCAAAGCCGTGCGCAATCTTAATACTTTGACCCGCTTTAATGTTTAGGACTTGCGCTTTTTGAAGAACGGTTCGACATTTTGCGACCTGTTCCTTGCTAGCGTCGATATCAGTGATCGAACTAATACGAACATCGACCCAATCTCCTGTAAATTTAAGTCGGTCTAGTTTAGGGTCAATCATCTTTACGGCGATTTCTTTTTGCATGTAGTGTTACTCCTGTTGAATTATATTGAGTGAGTTCAATATCATTAAGTCTAAATTGGTGAACTCGTTTTAGCGAAGCTAATACTTTATCAGCTTGCTCCAGTTTAGACTGAACCTTTTTATAGGCTCGTTTATAGGCCGTCTCAATGACGATCTCGTTCATTACGAGCTTGCGAGTCTCGGATTCTTTGTCCGGGATTGTTTTCCCTGCGGCAAAGGCGTATAGGTCATCATATTTTTCGCGACGGATCGCAGCGCTTGCGTCCATCTTAATACCGACGAGTTCGGCTCTATCCGTAGTGAAGTACATGACAGTCGGTAGATAGGCTATAAAATAGTTCAAATCTTCCGTGGACATAGATTGAACGTCTTTCAGTAGTTCCTGGATCTGTTCCATCACATTGTCCAAAGGCTTAGTAGCTTTTTGAACTACTTCGTCAACTACGACATTGACAATTTCCCCATAATCTTCGGCGTTCTTCGAAGCCTCGGCGAGTTCGTCCAGTCGTACATCAATACGGGGTAGTTTAGGCTTACCCATCTTGCTTGTCCGCTAAATGTTCCTTGAACGCTTTAAGAACATTTTCAATCGGTATTGTCAACCTTGTGCGCTTTTTGAAGTAGGATATTAAATAGCCAAGTTCAGTCTCTACTGTTGGGTTGATACTCTTTTGTCCTAGATTTCGTAGACGAGTGAGTTGAGTCATAGGGTACCATTTGATCATAGCGTGTTTAGGGAAGTAAACAAGTACACCACCTAAAGCATGCTTGCAACGGTCAGCGATGAATAGTTCCTGCCATTGATGTTCACTAATATTCGAAAACGGTAACGAACTTGACTGAGTGGTTTTTAGTTCAACGTAAACTGTTCCATACTGCGTCGCTGCGATAAAATCACAAGGGTTTGCGACTCCTCTAAAGCCGTTTGTAGTATCGTACAGACGGGAAAACCTGGCTTCATTACCGCAAAGTTCGGCGCCCTTTTTAAAGTCCTCTTCGAACATTTTGCCAGTATAGGTCATAGGCTACGTCCTTCCTTTCTACAATACGGACAATAATTAGACGAGCAATAGATCTTAGGACTTTCACCACGTTCTACATACTCTTCGCAAGTAACTAGCTTGTCTAATACTTGTTCCTTCATAGCGTCCGTGATATGGTAGGTATAAGCCTTTTTCTCAAAATTATCGCGGTTCTCGTAAAGGAACAAGACGTCATCAACACCTAAACACATACCATAGCAAGTTGCCTGCATTTTGTGTTCTTCGTATGGCTCCGTATGTTTATTGAACTTGAACATCGTCTCCGTCTTAATTTCCATGATGTACGTCTTACCCTGCCATCTTACAAGGCCATCACATAGGAACGACAACTGAAGGAGTTCGTTCTTACATTTTGTTTCATAGTCATTTTTAACGAAGTTTTGGTCAACGATTGTACCCTCTACGGGATTTTCTTCCAAGTATTCGGCTACATCTAACCACTCAAAGTCTGGATCCGTTTTAGATAGGCGTACCATGTACTCCTGCAATACTTCGTGTCTAAATGTACCAGCTTCTCCCATTGCGATTAGATTGTAACTCGCATTATCTTGTAGAGCTTGTCCAGTACGTTCAAAGTACATTTTACGCAAGCAACCTCCAACGCCACTTGGTTTGTAATACGTTGAAGGTGTATAAGGTTCTTGCGTGTTTTCGATAATATGAGTAAACTTGTCCACGAAATTGATTGCAGGTTCATTCACTTTTTCCACTGCGACCATTTTAGCTATGCGGGACAGTTTATTGCTCATTCAGTGTCTCCTTCTTCTTGTGTAGCTAAGTAGTAAGTAACTCCATTAGCTTCGATTTTAAGACATAGTTCATTTCCAAAGTGAATGTCAAAATGGTCTTCACTTACCGTCGCTAAAATGTCGCGAAGTAGCAAGCTATTGATCTTACAAGAGAAGTCTGTACCCTCTTCTAGTTTAGTGTACTTGACAAGCTCTTTGGAACCTTTGGTCGTAATGATCGCAAGTTGTTTAGGACCGAAGTCTAAATGAACAGTTCCTTTATCAAAGGCCGTCATAAACAAGGTCAAGCGTTCCAAGATACTTTGGATCTCTGCGGTAGGAAGTGTAGCCTTACCGTCGAACTCTTGCGAGTCCATGATGCTCATGTCCTGATAATCTTCCATACCTTCCATGATGCGACCATAGATTTCGATAGTGGATGTAGATACATAAATGTATTCATCATCGAACGTCCATAGGTAGAGCCTGTCTTCCGTAATGGACGCAAGCAGGCGCATAAGAGGCGCAGGGATAAGCAACTTGGTACCGATATCTTGGATAGGGTTCAAACAAACTCTAATAATATCCGAAGTGATCGCTTGTTTGTGATCTAATAGGTAACCTGTGTAGACTCCGTCAGCGTTACTTTTCGAAACCGCTGAGTCATTGACATTTGCTACATTGTAGAACAAAGAAGACTTGAGTAGCTTCGCTGAACCTTCGTCCAGCTCCTCAGGTAATTTGTCATCGAATGATGGATAATCTTCGTCACCTGTAACAATATCGACTTTATAAGTACCGTTACCTTTTACCTCTAAATATTCACCTTTAGGTGTGAGGGTTACGGTGTCCACGGTAGTTTTTTCAATCAATTTACCGAACTGTTCGGCTTTAATGATGACGTCAATTTCTCCTTCTGCTTCAAGTGTATAGCGTAGCCAGTTCGAACCATCGTATCCAGTGAACGTCACTACTCCATCATAACCTTGGATATACCAATAACGTGTAATCTCAAGTAGCTTACTTGCGGACAAGCGGTTCAGTTGACCTACCGCATCCATAAGGTCTTGCGTCTTAAACTTCATGCTCATAGGGAGCCTCCTTTAGTTTTTAGTTTATACTTTAATATACACCAAATTCGGCGATTTTGTAAACAAGAAAAGGACTTATTTTCAGTAAGTCCTAATTTTTCTAAAATAGTCGGTGCTGTTTGTGTTTCGGTGGCGTGTACTTGTAAGACTTAGCCCAATCCAGTAGGTATTGACAATTGATCAACTCGCGTGCGATGTAGTTCTCTGCGAGCTCTTCGATTGTAAATCCTAGTCCAGACTCTTCAATCAGTTTTAGGATGCTCTCCTGTATCGGTTTAGCTAAACGATAGAAGTTCTCTGCGCCTCCTACTTTGCGAGCAAAACTAACAATACCGTAAGGTGTCATTATATTGCCCATCGCTCCAGTAATCACCGCTGAAGTAGAGTCCGCAGAAGTGAACGGAAATTGTTCCAGTAGAGGCAAAGCCGTTACTCCAAATCCGTGAACCTTAATTTCTGGGTTCGAACTCTTTTTGATAATTTCGAACACTTGGGACATAAATTTCATTCGGTCGTTACTATGTACTCCCACAAGACCTCCAAGTCCCATGTACTGAACTTTAGATCCGTCTTTATGTCGATGCGCAAGGATCCGTTCTAAATACTGCCAAGGTTCGCCGATGTGAAATACCGGTATGACTTTATCTCTGTCTAAAACTCTGTCGTACATGTATAGGTAATTGTTCCAAGATTGTTCACTTGCTTCAATTACCTGTTGACGTGTTGCGAACTCTCCTTTGTCACCCGGGATAACGTCAAGTGAAGCAATGACTGAAAATCGACCGTCATTTTCGTTTAGATAGTCAATGTAGTCATCTAAATCAATGTTCACGTTCCTTGTCCAAGCGCCGTACGCACTTGAGTCGACGAAGACTTTGCCAGTAAACTCGGGGTGGTTGTCTGCGTACTCGAACCATAATTTTCCGGTTGTGTTGCGTTCGTATTTTTGAGTGAACAATCGATTAGCGTTATGAGCCATTAGGAAGTCTTCTATTCGACCAGCGCAACCTCCGGCGAAATATAAATCAATGCTCATTCAAAAGGTACCTTTCTGTTCTCGTACTTAGTAACCAGCTTCACTGCTAGTGTTGTAAATGGAAGGATGACAAGCTCATATCCTGTCTTAATTGCTACTTGGCTAATAGTCATTATGATTAGCGTTTGGACAGGCATTAGACCCCAAAATGCGAGCGGTAGGAAGACAAGGCTATCCACTAGCTCCCCCATAAGACTAGAGAAGATAGCACGGGCGCCAAACCCTTTGATTGAGTCAGGATATTTACGTTTCATTTTAGCGAAGATTCGGTCATTGACGAAGTCTCCAATAACAAACGCAAGTAGAGAAGCTACAAGTACGCGAGGGGTACTTCCTAACACGGTTTGGAACGCTTCTTGGTTTTGCCAGTATTCTGGCGCCGGGCTCTGGATAACAGCACTAAAGACAAGCGCTGCGAAGAGGTTAGCAGCAAAACCAAAGTAGCACGTCAAACGGCTCCAGCGATATCCGTAAACCTCAGACACAAGGTCGGATAAAATGTAGGTAATAGGGAAGATGAACACGGCTCCAGTCATTGTGATGTTGAACGGAAGAAGTACCTGTTTACTTGTAATAATGTTACTTACAACCAATGCGACTACAAAGAGCAAGGTAAGCACTAATTGAAGTTCACTGACGAGGCGTTTTCGTTTATATGTTTTTAGCATGTTCATCTCCCTTATTTTTTAATCAACTGAAGCAATTCAGCTCGCGCCGAAGCGTTTTCTTTGAATAGTCCGCGCATTGTCGAAGTGACAGTAGTCGCACCATGTTTTTTGATCCCACGTCCACTCATACAAGTATGTTCGGCTTCTACAATAACGGCAACCGCTTGAGGGTTCAACACTTCCTGGATAGCATCCGCAATTTCTTGCGTCAAGCGTTCTTGGACTTGTAGGCGTTTAGCGTAGCCCTCTACAACTCGACCGAACTTGGATAATCCAGTAATCTTATCACTTGGAATGTAGGCGATATGAACCTTACCAACGAACGGCGCCAAGTGATGTTCGCAAAGGGAATTGAACGGGATATCCTTAACAAGAACAAGATCCTGATGATCGACGTCAAAGGTCTTTTCTAAATGTAGTTTAGGATCTTCTCTATATCCTACGGTATGTTCAGCGAGTGCTTTTACAAAACGGAACGGAGTATCTTGTAGTCCGTCACGTTCCACGTCCTCACCTAATAGACCGAACAGTCCTTGGATAGCCGATTCGGCGTTTTCCAGGATAACGATTTCATTTGATTTAAGGGAAGAGAACCCATGCTCTCGTCCTAGCACATTACCAATCTTATCTAATTGTTCAATTTTCATTTTACACTCCTCTTTTATTATCATATACCAATGTATGTAGCTGCGGCAAAGGTCTTACGTTATTGAACGCAGGATCCTGATAAACTTTGTCCCATAGCCAACCCAATTTTTCCAATAGGCGCCCGCTAATACTTCCTTCTTCGTAAGCATTTGCGTTACCGACTGAAAGATAGTTCACTGGACGTAACTTGTCCTTAAAAGTTTCGAACATATTGCGAGCGTAAGCTAAATCCGTATCATCGAAGATTACAATCTTAAATGACCAATCTAGTCCCTCCTCGTTCAGTCTGTCCACAATAGCCTCTAGGATTTTCATATTAGTACGCATGCCACTTGACGGCGGTTTTGGACTAATAGTGATATCACTGACATATTTGAACCACTCTTGGAACCGTGTTCCTTGCGTCTCTAGTCCAAACTTGAACCCCTTTTCGCGTAAGATGTCAATCATACGGGCCATAGGTTCGTTCAATAGTGCAGGGTTTCCACCTGTAAGCGTTACGTGATTACAGATTTGTTCCCCCTTATCGTTGAACGCTAATTTCAAAATTCGATTAGCAGCTTCTTCTCCTGTAATGTACTCAGGTTCAGTAGTCCCGTTCCAAGTGAACGCCGAATCGCACCAGTTGCAATGGTAGTCACATCCACCAGTTCGAATGAAAATTGTCTTTTGACCAATAACCATTCCTTCGCCTTGGATTGTAGGACCGAAGACTTCCATCACAGGCATTTTTTCAGGATCGCGGACATTGATTCTAATCTTACCTCGTTCGGGTTGATTGTATTGATTAGGCATTATCCTGCTCCTTGTCTAAAATGTCTTGGACGGTGACCACTTCATCCTTATCAATGAACGTTACATTTTTATATAGCGCAATTTCTTCTTCCGTGAAGATTTCGTAGTAGGTACATTCTGCGCAACCTGTTGGCGTCTCCCATAGTTTGATGGAGTCAATACGAGCGTATTTCCACATGAGCTGAGTAAGCGTCCAAGTAAGGAAGCGGGACATATTTTCGGCGGTCGTTCTAAATCCAAAGAGAACTCGCTTAGTATCCACAGCATTAGCTAGGGCGATTGGTTCATTTCCTTGTAGCAAGGTAGCGTGATCCAAACGATCAATGAACTTACCTGCAACTTGTTTGACATGGTAGAAGTCAACGACCATTCCCTGACTTGAACCGTCTTGAATATTTTCCCCGGCTAAAGAAATTTCAACCTTGTAGGTATGTCCATGCAAGTTGGCACATTTTCCAAAGTGACCGACAAGTTGATGCGCTGCGTCAAAAGATAATGTTTTAGATACTTTCATTTTTAGTTCTCCCTTACTTCATATTCAATAGGATCGTCAATACCGTTGATTTTAAATGCGTTCAAACGGTCAATACAAGTAGCACAAAGACCACAAGCCTTTTCATGTCCTTCGTAACATGATCGAGTTAGTTGGTAAGGAGCGTCGACTTTTAGTCCAGCGGTTACGACTTGCGCTTTATTAAAGTTCAATAATGGAGCTAAAAGATGAACCTTGTGTCCTGTTCCTTGATAGATAGCTTCATCCATTGCTTCGTAAAAGGCTGGCGTACAATCTGGGTAAGCAGAACCAGCAGCGTCATCACTATGCGCACCGTACCAAACTTCATCGGCTCCGCGACTGTATGCAAGCGCAGCGGCTTGGGATAACATAAGTCCATTTCTAAAGGGTACATAGGTATCGACAGTTCCTTCGCCATTTTCTTCGATAATTTCGGCGTAAGACTTATGAGAAATTTCTCCGTTACCTTGTAGAAGTGTAGAGTTCGAACCTTTGAAGATTTCAGGGGATACTGAGGCTTCGACAAGTTCTACATCTAAGAACTTCGCGACGTTGCGTGCGTTGTCTAGTTCATTAGCATGTTTCTGTCCGTATAGGAAGGTCAATGCGGTTACATTGTGCGCTCCGTACCGGGCGACCGCTAGTGATAGACAGGTAGTGGAGTCAACTCCTCCACTTAATAAAACCACTTTTTTCATGGTGTCCTCCGTTTATTTTTATTCATAGAGGTCAAACGAGTGTAAAATCTCTATACTTTATTATACACCAAATTTCGCCATTTTGTTTACCACTGATTCAAAAAAATAAGGACAAGACTGTCCTTACTCAAAATAGTGATCATAGATTTGTCCGGCGATACCTTGTAGGACCAACTGAACAATGACTTGACCTAATACGGCTTGGAAGTATAGATCCCACGGAACGGTATTCACTCCTAATGGACTTAGTCCAAGGAATACCCAAATTCCTACGTCAACGACTGAACCAATCATCGAACTTAATGAACGTCGAACGCCGAAGGTATATAGACCTTTAGTGACGTATTGTCCAGCTACGAACGCAACTCCACTAGCTAGGACTAGCATTAAGGTATAGTTCAAAGAAATACATAGCAGCGCAGTAAGGAACAATAGGATCCAAATCATTTTCCCGGATACCTTAGCGCCGTAATGGTCTTGGATAAGTGTAATCAATAGGAACGAAAATCCCATTAGCCAACTTGACGGCGGTACAGTAAGAGGTCCAATGTTCAAAGGTAAGAACCAAACGGTAACGAGCGTACCGAAGATCCCTACTAATAGATATAAGATTGTGTAAATGTTCAAGAATTTTTTCATTGTTTTATTTTCCTTTTCGTTTTTATAGTTCGATTTCTTGTCCGTACCAACGGTCAACGATACTTGGGTCACATTTCATAGGTAAGCTAATAATATCCTTAGCGGCTTCAATCATAACTTCCGTCAATCGTTGCGCCCCTCGTTTTGCGTTTTCCTTCGGTATCTCACCTAATAGTTCATCGTGTACTGGAATCATTAAATGGAAGTCAAGTTCTTTCAGTTCAGGGTCATTGTGAACTTTAATCATTGCGTACTTAGTCATATCCGCTGCGGTTCCTTGGATCACGGAGTTTAGACATTGGCGTTCAGCGTCGGCTATCTTACCGCCGTTATCATGGATCTTAATACCTTCTTCCAATGCACGTGATTTGATTTCGTTACGCTTTTTGAGCCCCCAAGCTCTATCCAACTCCGCCCAATATTGTTCAATAATATAGTCAGGGACTTCCGTAGATCCTTCAGCGTCTCCGTCGAAGTCTAATGGATCGAAGTTTTCGTTCTTACTTGCGTCTATATATTCAAAGGTATATTGCGGTAAGCTCATGTCTGGGAGTCTTCTGCGTCGACCTGTAGCCGTCTCCGTGTAGCCATAATCAATAGCATGTTGTTGAACGAATACAATGTAATCAGCTACTTTAGGAAATTGCTTGAAAAAGTCTTCCATAACTTTTGAAGCCTCTTTGACGCTTACGTTCATTTGTTCGGCGATACTCGCTGCACCACGTCCATACATCAAACCTAAAAGAACGGACTTGACATTGTTACGACGCTTCTTACCTTCGGGGTTTGTGGAGCCGTCAGGGTTAAACTCCAAGCAATTTTCATATTCAGTGTGATACAATTTCGAACCAATTACCGCATATAAGTCCAAGTTCTGTTCATAAGCGTGGATCATGTTTTCGTCTCCACTCAACTCGGCGAGTGAACGAGGTTCCTGTTGAGAATAGTCACTACCGATGATATAGTGTCCAGGACTTGCGGCAAAAATTTGTCGAACGACGGCTCCTTCACCACGTGATGGAATATTCTGTAGGTTAGGACCTTCACTGGACATCCGTCCCGTCTTAGCGCCGTACTGTTTGAAATTAGTGTGAACACGATTGTCAGGCTTAGCGAGGTACTCGTCTAATGTCATGTACGTTGATACTAATTTTGCGTACTTGCGATACTGAAGCAAGGCTTTAGCGATAGGGATATCCCACGCTTTGACAATGTCGACCCCTGTTCCTCTAGGACTTCGATCGTCGTTACTCTTTAGACCTAAAATGTCGTAGAACAGGATCGCCAGCTGCGTGCTACTTGAAATCGAAACAGTCACTTCCCCCTTACCGTTCAGCGTTAGCTTTTGATATTGTTGGAAGTTGATTGTTCGAAGATCTTCAATTTCCGGAGCGTACTTAGCTACTTCATAATTAAACAGTTCTTCGGCTTCCTCCATCTTTTGTTCGAACTCGGCTTTAATCTCCGCGAGCTTTTCCTCGTCCAAGGCTACACCATAAGACTCCATATCGAACAAGACTTTGATAAGTGGAAGTTCGATATTTTGATAGACCTCACTGACTCGCTCTAAATTACAGGACTTACATTCTTCGGTTCCTGGAGTAAGATATAGCTCTTGGAACTTGTATAGCTCGTAAGTCTGTAGAGGGTCAAACGCTGCGTACATGTAAGCGACGTCAGGCGGGATAAGACTAAAAGGTATTCCTTTGAACAAGTCATTGAACTTAGCGACTTCGGCGTTCTCGTCCTCTTTGACGTACTTAGCATGAAGCAATTTCAGTGAGTGGGGTTCGTTTTCGTTCAGTAAGTTTGAGGCGATGTAGGTATCCCATAACGGATCCGGCATGCGAATACCTAATTGCCAGAAAATGCTATTGATATCGAACTTACCTAAATGATAGACAAACTGAACACCACATTCAATCATTTCCTCAATGAACTCTTTCATTAGTTTTGGATCAATTTGATCTCGTATACGCTGCTTCGTCAAATTGCTTCGATGGTTCAGTGGAACGTAAATCGATTTTTCTCCTTCGGTATATAGACAGACACCTACAAGATCTTCATGGATTGGATCCTTACCGTTCGTCTCCACGTCCAAGGCTACAATACCATTTTCAATACATGCTCCTATATAGTCATCTAATCGATCTTCGTCTGTAACTAGCTCTAATCTAGGAAGTACATCTTTCAATATTCGTTTTGACATTTTGCGCGCCCTTGCGATTACGTCTGTCAAAGCGTCTCCACTAATGTAAGTTAGTTCGACTGAATCCTTTCGGTTGCGTTTTTGGGATAAGATCTTTTGATCTCCTTTTCGACCTTCCCGTAGACGTACACCGAACAGACCTTTTTGCGCCATATATTTTCCTTTCCGTAAATAAAAAGGAAGCTACTACTTCCTAGTTGTTAGAATCGACCGCCTCTGGTTCGAGGACCACTAGCAGTCGAAGGACCTCGACGTGTTACCGCAGGACGGCTATCCTGTCGACTGGAACCTGTGTCCCTACTTGAACCTCTACGAGGTGTTGGATTGTTCGAACGTGCATTTGAACGTCCTCCTCGTCCATTTGAACGTCCTCGGTTATTGTCGTCTAAAGTAAATTTACCGTCGACGACATCCCACATTTGATCTTCATTTAGATCTAAAATAAGGGTACCGAGTAGTTCACTTTTTTCCGGGAAATCATCCAAAGTAGCTTCCGGATCTGGATCTTCTGGGAAGAACTCGTAGGTAGTACGTTGATCCCCTTTTTTACCACTTCGAACAATTTCGAACGGTTGTCCTACAAGAGGTCCGTATTTATTGATAAGCGTTACAATCTTAGAAACATAGCTACGACCTCTATCCCATGTTTCAACTTGATCTGTGTTTTCATTATAAAGCTGCAAGAACAGTTTTTCAATGCGTGGATAGCCCTCTGAACAAAGTGGACAATCCTCAGGATGAAGGCTCTCACCATCTTCACTGATTGCATTACAGTTGATATAGCGACGACGTCCGTCGACTTCTGCTTCGTGGACTACAAAGTAATCCATATCCTCGCCGTCTTCGTCCTCGTAAAGGAATGTAACGACTGCAGAATCTCTATCATCTGCTAAACTGAAAAATCCATTGGCCGTTCCGGAACTGAATGAACCAGACTGGCTAATACTAACTCGACCCATATTCGGTCCTCCTTAAAAGTGTTTAAAGTGTTATAAGGTTTAAAGTGTTTTAAGTTTTCCTTATACCTTAATATACACCAAAAAGGTGCATTTGGTAAACCACTCTATAAAAAATTATCCAATTTTTTAGCGAGCGATGTTTTTATAGCACGAACGGAAGCTCGTGTTACGCCAATTTCTCTAGCTACTTCAGCGTCCGTCATTATCGAACCATTTTTAACAATGCACTCGATATAGGTATACTGATTATCTGTCAAAGGCAAAGTAGGTAGAGAATTAGCAATGTCAATAGCTGACCAATCTTCGTTCACTGCGTGGTTATAGAATGCGCTAAAATTATCTTCTTCCTCGTTAGGAGTACCGCTCTCCCATTGCACGTCCAAGAACCAATCTCTTTGCACAGAAGTAACCTTTAAAGCCCGGTACTCATTGCGCATTGTATTGTTCATTAGACGAGTGACATAGGTTGCGAAGTTTGCTCCGGAAGTAGGATTAAAAGTATTTAAGGCCTTGTCCAGCGTAGTCCATACAAAGCTATCCACGTCTTGTCGCGAAAAGCTAAAATATTTCTGCCCTATCTTGTGTAGCATGCCGGAGTAACGGCGGTACATAATCGCCAAAGCTCCATTAGGATCCACGGCATACAAAGAAAGACAATCACTGTCCGGGACAAAGCCTACGCATTCGACAGTATCGTTGACGAATTTGCTAGCTATTCTATTTGTAAGGTTGTTCATTGTTTATTCTCCTACAAGAATTTTGTTTTGTTTATAGTTCTATTATATATTATCGTGTAATAAATTACAAGACTAAATCATCAAAATTTATTAAATTTGGACGGTCATTGATGTCCCACTTGTTTTCCCAAAACTCTTGCGGATAATTCAAAAAGTAAACAACCTTGCTATTTCGAAGTCTATTTCGAATTTTCCTCGCTGCGGTCTCTCCTGGATTATCTGGGTCTAGTGCTAATACAATAGTTCGAAAAGGCATTTTCTTTAGAAGTTCGAACTGATTACCTCCTCCAACTCCCATCAGCGCTACTGCGGGGATCCCAAGCGTCCAAAGTGTCAAACAGTTAATAGCAGATTCAGTGACGTATAATTTCGAACTATCTTTGAACCGGTCTCTATACTTCAGTACCTCGTAAGCACCGTAAAGAAATTCAGTTTTAGGGTCACTCTCTCCGTATTGGTGAAATTTCTGTCCTACGCTACGTCGGTTGAAGAAGACTGTATTTCCGTCCATGTCCCTGACAGGCATTGTGATACAATCGTTCAACTTGTCGTAGCCGATATCGAAAAGTTCGATAATCTCGTCCGTCAGTTTACGTTCATACATGTACGGATGAACCCATCTGTATTTTTCTAGCTCCTCCTCCGGGATAATGTCATAAGACCTTTTATTAGGTACGGCCTTACGATTAAAGCCTAAATCTAATAAAGGTCTTACTTGTTCTTCCCCGGAAGCAAAATGTCGTTTGAGCCATTGGTTCCCGTAAAAGCCTCCGTCACTCTTATTGAATAGGTCACTAATGAACTCGTTCAGTTTTCCTGTATAGCCGCAAGTGAAGCAGTGAACGGTTCCTGCTTCGATAACACGTCCACCGGAGTAGGCTACGTCCCTACTCATACCGCAAGACGGATGACGCTCCATCCCATTTCCGTGAAATGGACAAGAGAATTGCATGTTCGAACCTAAACTCTTTGTGCGCCTAAAAAGAGTTTGACCGTAGTCGTGTTCCAGTTCGAAAGTAAGTTTTTGAATAATTTGTTCACAAGTTGCGTCGATGTATAATCCGTTGACTTTCAAAATGCTTCAACTCCTTCTCTACTTACTTGTTTTTGAAGACGGTTCGAAGAACTGCGCGCTTTCAGTGTAACTGGACTAGCATTGCCCTCCGTGTCGTCATCGTTTTTAAAACCTATAAGCGTATAGGTTCCTGCCGTAACGTCCCACATATATTCAATGGTCTTGTTATCTTCTCCATACCGGTTTTTCACTACGGATAATCTTAAAATCCCGTTAGCCTCGTCCCGCTGCATTGTAATGACTCGACTAGCGTTTTGACCTACGGCGTCACTCTCTGCGATATGTTCTAATTGAATCGTGTCGTTCGTTCCGTCCTTCGCTGCACGTCCAGCCTGAACATTTAACACAATAGGGATCCCGTACTTCGCTGATAGCTTGTAGAGGTCCATGGTAATATTAGCGTACTGAATACGCTTTTGTTCGCGACTAGGAACGGATTCATTCATAAGCGATAGCTGGTCAATACCGACTACTTTAGGCTTGTATTTTTGAATCATACTGTCTAATAAAGCTGGCGTCATGTTACGCCCTCCAATCATCATCGGCGTTACGACGACAAGAGGAGTTTCACTTTCTTGCATTAGTTCAATATGGTCTTCGTACTTTTGGAGTTCCTTGTCGTTCCAAACTCCTTTGGTAATCGAATTGATACTGACGTTCGAAAGTAAGGTGTCTATACGAGATCCTACCTGCATTTCACTCATTTCGCCGGAGTATAGTAGTACAGACTGACCATTCTTCCAAGCGCTAGCCATCATCTTATCCAATGTCCAAGACTTACCTTGTCCAGGACGTCCCACAATGACTATCAGTTCTTCGCCCGGTAACATCCCACCTAAAACATCGTCCAAGAGTTCGAACCCTGTCGGTACTCCTAGCAAGTCTCCAGCTTTTTCCGCAATGTCCATCGCCCAATTAAAACGGTCATAGGCTCCTTTGGTCAAGTCAACACCGCCGACGAACTTGGATTGCTGAATCAGTTTTTCTAGTTTAGGTAAAATGTTCGAAACTGCGATACTCGAGTCTGTTTGCATATCCTCGGCGGCCTGCGTCAGTATAGGAACAAGCGCATCATATAAATGCTCTTCCCTAATCTTATCGACAAGGTACTGATCACTCTCTAAAATGTTCAGTAACTCAAATCCAGGAAATTGTTCGAGGATTGTTTCATCGTCAGGAACATTTCCGTATTCTTTAAAATGGTCAATAATGAACTCATACTCAGGGCCGTAGTCACTGAAGTATTCACTTGTGATCCCGTTATTGTTCAGTAACGCAAGGCTCTTGTCTTGTAAGACTTTATTCAGTACCTGTAGTTGAATCATTGTTCACTTTACCCCCTAATCTATGTCCCTGCGCATCATACAATGGATAGAACTTATGTCCAGGACTATCTCCCAGCCATGCTCCCGTATCATCCAAGGTAATGTAGTAGGGACGTACATTAGGATCCACCTTCGCCGTCTTAGGGCTACCTAATAGGTACCCAATCGAAAAGCCTATTGCTGAAAACGCAATGGCGCCGATAATTTTTACAATCGTATCATCGTTCAAACGCTTTTTGTAATTCCAAATCATAGAGACCTCTCTTTTCGTAAGTGTACGCAAAATCTAATAATCTTTTGTCGTACTGTTCAATTTCTTCCTTTGTTAGCAGTAAGCTATCAATTAAGTGAATGGATTCAATAGGCTTTAATAAGCAACATTTAACAACCTGTCCACGAACATTTCGATAGATCATTGGAACACGGTTGACGTCTAATACTAGGTACCGTTCATCCGGATTCATTTTTAGCGACCTCCTTAGGTGTATATCCTCGAACATTTGAAGCGCCGAACTCGATTACGGTAGCCATATCGTAGATTCTACTATATAACCGTTCTCCTAATACGTCCTTAATTTGCGCATCATTGTAATTGGTTGTATAGATAGTAGCAAGATTATTGTCTACTCGATAGTTCACTAAATCATAAAAGTGATTATAGGATACTTGCGTCAAACGCCCTGAACCAATTTCGTCAATGACTAATAGTTCACAATTTTTGAGTCGGTTCAAGTAGTCAAAAAATTCGACGCTAGTTTCGAAGTAACCAAAGTCGCCGAAGATTTCTAACATGGAAGAACTAACACAGAAAACACCTTTAGTCACTAATCTTCCATCCAGCGCCGTTTCGGCGATATAACGTTGTAACAACCGTATCGCCCAACTCGTTTTCCCATTACCAACAATAGGGCTAGTGATTACAATGTTCAATCCTTTTTGAACATTTTCAACGACGTTCGACCTATAATCCTCCAGCCACTTCCAAGCCTCGCGGTCCATGTTCCTAGGAACTAAATTTTGCGGTTCGAAGTATTTTTTCGGTAAGCCTGATTCAGCTAATAACTGTCGAACCTTTTTCTTCCATATTTCATTTACATCCATTGTTTATCCTTTCCTAAAAAGTTCAGTTCACCCTTAATTTTTTTTTACATTTTACTATTTATCTTTTAGTCCTATATAGTTCAGTGTATATAATATGGACCGAAGGGGGAAAGAATATCTAGCTTGCTAAGCTGCTCTAAAGCAGCTGTAAAAATGACTTTGTAAAAAAGTCTTTTTTACTAGATATACACCAAATTTCGCGATTTTGTAAACCAGTTCGAAAAAGATCTATAATTTGTCTATATTTTCCTAAGAAAAATTAGTAAAATCCTGAGAATTTTGGTTTACCTTCTAATAATTCCTCAATTAGCCAGGTTCTTTTGAACACGGACAAGGTAATTGGGTTCGGTACATTAGGGCATACCTTATTGATACTTTTTTCAATACTTGAGTAAATAAAGTAAGATACTTCGACCCAGCTATCGGCGCTTAGGTAATCCTTTAGCTTTTTCATTGTGTTTTGAAAATTGAACCAATTATAGTCAATGCAATCCTGTTTGAACCGAAACCGGTACTGAACTAAAAAGAAATGACTGACTTGTTTTAGTGTTACTTCTTCGAACTGTTTTTCACTTAGGTAGTTAGCTAGTTGATTACCGACGAACAGATAATCCTGATCTCGTTGTGGTAAGGAACTAGCCGACTTCCCAAACAGTCCTCTAGTCGTACTTTTAATTTCCTTTAAAATTAGACTAGAATTTTGCGTGTCCATTGTACGCGATTTTATGCGCTCTCTGCTCATGTAATTCTCCTCGTAGTGTTATATTACGACTTCCACGTTAAACGCGAAAATAGGTACGAAATATTAAGAATTTTTGCGGGATTTAGACGTCTTCTTCTTGGACTTCTTAAATCGCAGCGTATAGGACACGGATTCCACAATAGCAGGCTTCACCACGTCAGCATCAAGTTGCTTGTTATAGATCAAGTCCTCTAATAAATCTTCATTGATTGTTGGCTTCATCACAATAAGATTTTGAAGAGCTTCCTTGTCTTTACCCTTTGCGTCCTTGATTAAGTCTTGGATAATGCTAATGAGCATAGTCTCGTCCATTGATGACTTAGTAGTTGAGGAACAAGTGACTTGCCATCCGTCGGCTTCTGCGGACTCGATGTCTTCGGTAAGCATGTACTGTTTGATTAGCTCTTTGTCATTTTTGACCGCTTTGTTTAGGATCCCTAGTTCGTAGTTATTTTGTGCAAGTTCCGGAAGTAGTTCAAGGAACTCTTTTTCAGTTTTAATTTCTCTCATTAGAATTTCTCCTTCATTAAATCATTGAGGTCTGTGTCTACGACCTCTTCCATTGCTTGTTTGAACTCTTTACGCTCTTTAGCGATTTGCTGGCGTTCTCCCCACATGTGCTGGCGATTGTAGAACGCTAGATCACCCGGCATTAGGGAGTCTCTAAACTTGATCAGTTTAGCTACACCTTCCTCGCTCCAGTAACGTGTTCGCTTTTGGTCTAAATCGTTACGGAACTTAGGTAGCACGAACGGGAAATGAATATTATTTTCCTTTGCGTACTCGGCGGCGCCGTACCATACGCGAGAGATAGTCGTTTGACTACGCTCTACCATTTTGCATACTTCCGAGATTCGGTAGTATTTAACTCCATCAATTACTTTCATTCAGTAACCTCCGTATCTTCTTACATTGTTCCGGACTTGGTAGCTTGTCCAGTTGAATGAACCTTTTCAGTTCCTTTTGATTGCAATCTAAATGGCTACAAAGTTCTTTCTTTGTATACCTGTCTTGTAAGGAAGGTATCGCTAAACAATGATCAATAGGTGTCCAAGACTTGTCACAACTTTCAATCTTGCGTTTAGTGTCCTTCCTTAGTTCATTATATCGTTTTCTAAAAGCCATATCTTCTCCTATTTCCGTAGCAGTATGTCAAACACGTTCGACAATTTATTTCGAAGAGGTTTACCGTCGACAATGTAGTCGGCTAGTTCTCCCTTACTTGCTACAATGTCTTCGATCGTCTCGTCCATTGTGTCCTTGCAAACTAGCGTGATAATGGACACGGTAGAAGTCGCACCAATGCGGTGAGCTCGATCCTCTGCCTGATCCTTCTCCCCTTTTGTCCAAGGGCTATCTAGGAAAATAACAGTTGTCGCCTTAGTTAGGGTGAACCCTGTTCCTAATGCTCCAATAGTGCCGCAGATAATAGCTGGTCGGTTGTCGTTGGTAAATTGTTCAATGACTTCGAACTTATCGTCGGTCTCCCCTGTTACTAAATAACAAGGCGCTAGTGACTTAGCTTGTTTAGCAAAAGGAGTGATAATCTTTTCCCAATTACTGAACACAATAACGGATTGATCGTTGTCTATACATTCTTGGATAATTTCCAAGGCTCGTTCGAACTTTGCGGACTTGACCTTTTTAGTGGTCAATACTTCCGGGTTACCTGTAGCTTGGCGCAGTCGAATAGTCTCTGCTAGTGGATTGGTACTTAACATGACCTTATCGATATCTTCAATGAGCTTTGTTCGAACTTCGTTGTAGATTTTAGCTTGATCCTTGTTCATGTCGACGTACTCGGTCGATCGAATTTTTTCAGGTAGGTCTAAAACTTGTTCCTTGGTTCGCCGAAGCATATTGTCCATCACTAAATTTTTCAATTCAGTTAAGTTGCGGTAGCCTGTTACTTGTCCAAAATTATCAAGGACGCAGTAACGTTCTTTGAACGCCGAAAAGGAGTGACGTTCAACTCCTAACCATTTCAGGATATTGTAGGTATCTACCGGTGAGTTCAGTAGTGGAGTACCTGTAAGCCCGATCTTGTAGAAACTGTTCAGCGAATGTAAAGCCTCCCCTTGTTGGCTAGTAGGGTTTTTACATTTGTGAATCTCGTCTACTACGACCATACCTATCTCACCTGTATTAGTAAGTTCCTTCAGTGCCGAAGTGAATGACTTGTCTCTAAGAGTTTCAATGTTAGTGATAAGGAAATACTCTTTATGATCTAATAGTAGATCCTCTACACGTTTTTGAACTCCGTCAATCGTCAAATTACCCTTGCGGTTTACCCGGCTACCGATGATATGAGCCTGCTCGTTCGAATGAATTTCGACCTCTTTAGCCCAATTCCATTTAAGACCGGACACGCAGCAAACGATCAAACAATGATTGAACTCGTGCTTACGACTGACGGCAATGTCAATAGCTTGCTTAGTTTTCCCTAATCCCTGTTCATCACCTAAAAGGAAGCAAGGATGCTCCTTCGCATAGTCGAAGCTCTCTACTTGATGTTCAAAAGGTTCAGTCTTGTAAGTGAACTCACCTGGTGTAGCCTCTACAATTCGATTTCGACTGTCGATGTAGGATTGAACATCTTTTGGAACTTCCCCAATAATTTCTAAATCCCAATACTCCAAAGCGTGTAAAACATCTTGGAAGTATCTAATAGGTACCTCAAAATAATTATAGCCTCGTTCTTTGATTTTAGGAAGCGAGGATAGTTGCGTACCTAGTAGCTCCTCGTCTTCCTTATCGTTCACGTCTGGGATAGAAATGTAAATACTATTTCCTCTTTTGTGCATCTGGGATTTTTCGATTTCTAGTTCGATCAACCCTTAGCTCCTTTCGCTGAGTATGCGATTAGTTCCATCGCAGTATCCAAGTCTTCTTCCCGTCTAATAGTAAAGAATCCGTCAATTGGCCAGCCATACTTCGCAGGAACAATTCGATCAAGTTTTGCCTTCATTTCTTCCGGCATTGCACGAGATAGCACGTTGATGCGAATTTTTGACTTAGTTTGGAAGATCTTCACAAAGTTGTATTGGTGAGCGTACTTAATGAACGATTGAGTCACTCCACGACGAGACGCAGGGAAGTCATGCGCAATACGGTCTTCAAGTTGTTTAGTCAAAGATAGCACGGTGTCGGACTTAGGTGTCCCACTCTTTGCGTTCTTGCGTTTTTCCTTAATCTCTACGACTTCCTTATCGTCCTTCTTGTCAATAGCTTCTACAACTACGACAGTAGTAGGACGAGGACGGCGGTTAGTACGTTTAGACACCTTTGGACCTGCAGTAGGTTTAGCTTCGGCTTTAGGTTCTTCCTTAGGCTCTTCCTGTTCAGGTACGGATTGAACGGAGTACCAACGTTCGAAGGTTGCTTTTGAAACCTTAACAGTCTCTTCGCTGCTAATGTTCAATAGTTCGACCTTTTGTTCCTTCTCGTCTAAAGATACTACTTTAAACTCTTTGCGGTTGCGTTTGTTCAAAAGGATTGTACCTTTTACAAGTTCGTTGAAATTTACTTTCATTTCTTTACCTCCAGGACATTGTCCATTTCTTTATTTTCTTTATTGTAACATATTACCGGGTAATATGCAAGCGGTTTGTTCGAAAAAGTTGAACTTTTTTTTTACAAAAAAAATCCAGGTACCGAAATACCCAGATTTTTCTGTAATTAAAGAATCACAAAGTAGATAAACAATGAACAATAATAGTATACGAAAATTGAACGAGATTGTCAATCGACTAAAAATAGAGTAAAATCAAAATCCCGCAAGGACTGAACCTTACGAGATTAAGAAGAAACAATATTTAGAAAAGAGCTTCCTCCTCTCTCTATAATTTCCAATCCTCTGGGGATACGAGGTAGGTCGTGTGACCTACAAGTTCGATCTTAGTTCCAGCCGCAGGCATGTTCACTGCGTTCACTAAGACATTACCGCTAGTCAAAATGATGAAGTCGAGTTTTGTATTAGGCAAAATTTGACTGTTCTTTAGGACTGCGCACGAGATCAGTACGTTGTGCATAGGTCGAAAACCTTCGACGATTTTACGACCGATTGCGTAAGTACCATTTCGATACGCTGTTCCAATAGTGTTCAAAAATGCATAACACTCGCCCTCTTCATTGCGTTGGAGATAAATCTTTTCTCCATTCAATAGCTTGAAGTTTCCTTCAGCGGTTTCACTTACTTTAGGCATTGTATCCTCCTCACTTAGTAGTGATAAGCCCGTCGGGCTCTACTTTGAACGCTTCTTTATCTGCCAAGCGTCCGTCTTCTAATAGCATGTAGTAACCACCATTATAAGGAACGAACGTACTTGATTTCATGTCCCCGTTGGTAGCATCACAATAATACCAATTATCGTAATACTTGATCCAACCGGTCTGCATGGATCCGTCGCGATTAAAGAAGTACCAGGCTCCACCGATTCGCTTCCAGGACGTAGCCATATAGCCGTCCTTATCGAACCAATACCAATTTCCATCGGTATGGTGTAACCATTTTTCAACTAGCATGTATCCTAAATCATTGAAGTAGAACCATGCTTTATTGTCTTCGATATATTCGAACTGACCTTTTGGATAAGTTCCATTAGCACGAACATACCAAAAACCAGTGTCGTCTTTTTGCCAGCCACGTTTAGGTTCAGCGGCTTGCTTACCTGCGTTAGTCAAGCGATAAACGTAGTAGTAAGGACGACCAGCAGCGAGCCAGCGTTCATCGTGGTCATTTACGGAGATCCCGTCATACGCCCAATTACAATGAATGATATTATCACTGTCGATGAACATGCCTGTATGACCACCGGCGCCCGATGAATACCCCTTACGACCCCAGATGAAGATATCTCCACGCTGAGCATCCCAAGGTTGGTTCTCACTAATAAGTTCATAACCGTTCTTTTCAAGCCATCCATGCTCGTACTCGGTATTGACCGCCCAGCCTGCTGAGACAGCGCCTGCGCTAAGTAAAGCATAATAGATCGAACTTGAACAGTCATAAGAGTCTGGACCGTTTCGGTAGTCCATGCTATAGGTTACTTGACCCTTGCGGGCTTGCATCCAAGCAACGCCTTCATCAATATTTACTCCCATTAGGCCTCCTGATCGTTTTCAGCATTAGCAGCTTCCTGTTCCTTTTGGTAGTTTTTGCTAGAAACACCAAGGACAGTACCTGCAAAGGTAGCCACAAGAGCAATAGTTCCAGTGATAGCGCTTGTATCGAATTTATACAAGACACCTAAACCGGTAATCAAAGCAATCGCTGCTGGGACTACTACGGTTACGGTGCGCTTCGCTACGTCGTATTGTTCGTTAGATAGCTTCATTTATATCTTCATCCTCTCTAATTGGTAAGTCCTTGTATTTATCGTACAAGGCTTCGACTTCACCATTACCTCCAAGGTTTTTGTAACTTTCGAACAAGATAGATAGTTCTCTAAAATGGTCTAAAGTTGTATACCCTCGCATGACCTCTCTTTTTAGGTCGTGATACAGACGGTAACGTTGAATTTTTTTAGTTCCGTCTTGTATGACGTCATTTTGGTGATTGATTTCTACTGTCCTTCGGTCGATCCCGTCAACCTGTCCCTTTAGGTCTCCTAGTGTACTTGAAATTTCCTCTAATACGCTCTTAGCTTTATTAGAGTGCCACTCGAAGATTTTATTGACAAGGACAGTGAGTAATCCCGTACACGCTGTAATAATCGTCGTTAGGACGGCCGTGTCTGTTAACCAATCCGGCATATCCTAACCCTCCTTATCCAGCGGCTCCAGCTTCTTCAGTCTTAGACTGTTCAGCTAAAATTTCATCTTCGATTGCGTACCGAGTTTCACGCAATTTTTGTTCGTCGACTCGAAGTTCTCTACGATGCTCAGCGTAAAGGTCTGCGTCATGCATAGTCTCGGATACTTGCGAAACGGCGTTGGCGTCGATATTGATAATTGTAGTCTTAACGAGTTTCTTTTCAGTTCCTTGACCGACTAAAAACTCCGCTACCAATTGTCTTGTTTTTGTAAGTTCTAACATCTTTAGTCACCTCCTTTCTATCCCTTATTATAACATGATTTCAGTTCAAATTAAATACGAAAACTTACATTATCTAAATTTAACCATTTATTATCTACCTGAGATTTTACCACCAATCTTCCGTCCGTGTAGATGTACAAAATAGCATTTCCGTAGTCATTATTCAGTGCTTGTAGGTACAAGGAACTGCGAGGTCTAAATCCTTCAGGTAGCCATGCAATTACGGCTTCTTTGTCAGTTGAACCTTTCCATACGTTACCCTTAAAATGAACAACTCCGTCGAGCGTTTTTGTGTAAAAGGCGTCTCCGTAAGTTGAATAGTGGTTCCAACCACTTTGAAGAACTAGCTTTTGCCAACTGTACTGACTTAGTGTTGACATGGATACCATTTGAGTCCAAGGTCTCCAAGTACCGTTCACTTTAGCCCGCATAGCTGCGACATTTGCTTCAAAGTCATAAGCTACTTGAACAATCCAATTATCATTATGTTTAAATACTTGAACATGCTTCCATCCGTTACCTCCCTGAGGTGAGTTAGATAAATTGTAACCCATGTAGATACCTGCGTTTGTTCGACTGTTCCAGTCACCGCTTACGCTAAAGGAAGTTCCGTTATTTTCCGTCAAGCGGTAATGTTGAACTTGTTGTCCACGAGCGAAGATATCTCCACCTGCGTAAATGTTACCTCTTGCGTCAATAGAGCCAGGTGTTCCTTGTTCTACAATCTTACCAACTCCTAGCCGTCCATCCTTGTCATAGTGAAGCACTACTGATTCAGTTGCTACTGTAGCACTAAATTCAGTTGACGTAAAACGGTCTTGGATTTTAGCCTTAACTATGTAGGACTTGTCCGGCCCGTAGGTACCAGCTAAATTAGCGGACGAGTTAGTAAGTAGGGATATAGTAGTGAACGTCCCTGAAGCCGAACCTCTATCTTCTGTGAAATTAGTAGTGTTCAAAGGCGCCACGGAGAAGGTAATTTGCATGATGTTTTTCTGCTGACCACCTACGGTTATAGGTGCGACCTTAGCATTTCGAAGAGCTTGGATAATGGCAGGATTTTGACGAGTACGCTGAACGGAGAAATTGATAGACGGTCCATAGTATTCTATAACGTTGATAGATACATCTTGGACATTCGATTGTTTTCCTCGCGTGTCCGTTACCCATGCTCTTACGGTAGCCGAACCATTAAAGTTCATCATACCTAACTTACCGCCGTTTTCGTTGACCGCTTGGTTCTTACCTACGAGTTCGGCGTGAAAGGCTTGGATAGTAGATCCGTAAGCGCCGGAAGCATTGTTGAAGTTGACTTGAATATTCGACATGATTTGGAGGAAGTTGTTCCCTGATAAAATCTGTCGAACCGCTGAAGTCGTGTCCACTAAAGAAATACCCGAAAATGTAGGACGTACAGAATCGGGGATATTGAACTTCCATCCATTTGAATAGACGTCACTACCAATTTGCGTCGTACCGTTATAGGTTCGAATACAGATGTCCATTGTCCCGGAACTGGATTTAGGTAAGTACCTTGCTAAGTCAAGTGAAGGCGTAAAGGATACGCTAGTGGTATGGTTCTTACCTAAATCTATCCAGTCACTACCAAAAACTCGGTACCAAACTTGATGCGTAAAAGAGTTCACTTTCCGATTAAAAATAACCGTATGTAAAGATCCTAGATTTCGATTTCCTTCAAAACTAGAAATCTGCGTCGACCTTGGAATACTATCCAAAGTGTAATTAGTAGAGATAGTGATATTTCCGTGAACGCCGTTATTAGGGTCAAACGAAGCCCAAACAGACATTGTCTTCGTCCCGTCACTATTATGCGGAACAGTCACTTCTCCACTTGCGAGCGTTACCTCTTCTCCGGACGTATCATAATCCGGGTGACTGCTATGAACACTTGCGTCATTTAACCAGACAGAAAGGTTACTGATATTTCCATAAGTCCATGTTCTATAAGCTCCATCGCGGTCGATAGTAGCTCGCCAACTAACTCGCGAAGAGTTGTTAGTAATGTCCTGACTAACTTGTTCGACGTAAAGGTTCAAGTGAAGAGGGCCGTATGAGTTGATAAATTTTGTCATTTTATTCTCCTTATCCTACATACCGAATCACGTTCATGTCGGGATTAAACGAGTATTGTTCTGTTCTAAAACGCCCGACTTGAATGGATTGGGTAAAGATCCCGTTATCGATGTGAATGACCCCTTGCGTAAGGTACATGACTTCCTTCCCTGCGGAGAACATAGAAATCCGGTCACTTGATACCTTAATGGTAGAGTTACCGTCGTTCTTACCGATAATTAGACCTTCATTAGAAGAGCTCATATAACTGTCCACGAACTTTTTCAGTTCCCGTAACCCACCAAGTTCTTGGATAGTAGCTTCAATTCGACTTGCTGCTAAGATAAGGTCGGCTTCGGATTTTTTGATAGCTTCTTCATTAGCTTTCATTCTACCCTGGTAAGCCTTTTCTAAGTTACTTAGCTGCTCCATTGTAGCCTTAGCTTTCAGTTCTGCGTCATGTAACTGAGTTTTTTCAGTTAAGGTTAGCAACTGTTGATCCGTTAGCTTTTGGTTAGCTTTCTCGTCTAATTGAGATTGGATATCTTCCATGGCTAAAGACCAGTCAGTCGGTACGTTACCGAGTTCTAGTTTCATACCGCAGATTTCAATATTACCTGGACCGTTTTGACCGAACTGAATACCGTTGTTTCCCGTGTCTGCAGTAAAGGATAGACTATACTTAACCCAATTCTTGTTACTAATAGTCTTAAAGAGTACTCTATTAGTGTCGTTCACTGTCCAAGATCTCATTAGCAAGTTGACATTAGGTCGGTCACTCGTAGCACTTACACGAGCCCAGCAGGACATGGTATAACGTTGACCTACGATCAGTTTAACGTTTTGACCTAAATCCTTGTTTCCGTTGTTCGTGTTATCCTTAACTCTAATACCTTTTAGGATCCCAGGTACCGGGTAATTGTTCAGCGTTAATACTTCAACGGTTCCGTTACCACCTGACCTAACGTTCCAAGTAGTACCTACGCCGTCTTTGATGGGAAGTGTAGCAGTATTTCGAAGTAAGTTTTGAGAACCAACTTGAATATTAGCAAGACGGTCGAACCATTTGTACTTCGTTCGATCCCTGCTATCTGCTTGCGTATAGTCGGAGTAATAACCCATATATTGTTGGTTATTGTCCTCTAAACTGAACTCACGTGATCCGTCTGCGCTTGAGGCGTAAGCTATATGAAAATAATTAGTCTTACCGTCTGCGCCTGGCTTCCCAGGTATCCCTTGCGCTCCATCATTACCCTTCCACTTCGTCCAGCGATAAGCAGCGGGGTCTTTGGAGTGTTCTGGATTAAAATCCTGATACTGTCCAATATAGGCACGACCCTGATCCGTGTGACTAAATCCTTCCCCATTAGGACTATCGGAGAACGCTATATGAGTATATTGTGAACGCCCGTCGCGTCCAGCTGCTCCAGGAATACCTTGTAGCCCCTGAGGACCTTGTAGCCCTTGTAGCCCTCTTGGACCTGTTTCGCCGATTTTAGAAATGGAGTAACCAGTCTCACTCGTGTTGTCCGTGTACGTCCAGACAGTTTTTGTCCAAAGGAAAAATCCAGGTTGAATGTTGGGAATGTTCGAAGTCCAGTTTGTTGTCGGTGGAACAGTTCCGGAGGTAGAACCTGCATAGGTAATCGTTGTAGACTTAATCCCAACTCCGTCCTTACCAGCTATACCATCACGTCCATTATTTCCGTCGCGTGGGATATAGGTCTTTTGGTAGCCTGTTTCATTAGTGTTGTCCGTATATGTCCAAATTGTTCGAGTCCATAGGTACTGACCTTTTATAAGCGCAGGAACTTGACTTGTCCAAGATCCAGGTTGAACAGTATCATTCATACTAATACCGTACATCACGGAAGTATTTTTTAGTCCAAGTCCGTTCTTACCGGGTACACCGTCGCGCCCTGGATCTCCTTTAGCGCCGTCCTGTCCGTTACGAGATACTGAATAACCAGTTTCCGTCGTTTTGTCCGTATAGCGCCAGGTCGTCCTTGTCCAAAGGTAATGTCCTTGCGGAACGGTAGGGACTTGCGTTGACCACCCTCCAGCAGGTGCAATAGTAGAAGAGTTCGAACTTGCGTACATGATTTCAGTCGAAGTTATACCAACCCCGTCTTTACCTGCGATACCGTCCTTACCTGTATTACCGTCTTGTCCAATATAGGTAACTGAATAGCCCGTTTCGTGTGCCCCGTCCGTATATCGCCAAAATGTTTTCGTCCACAAGAAGCGCCCTTTGATTAGTTCCGGAACTTGTTCACTCCAGCCACTTTCAGGCTCCTGCGTACCTGAGACAGACACTGCATAGGTAATTGAGGTATCAGCTATACCTACTCCGTTCTTCCCTGCTACTCCGTCCACGCCGTCTCGTCCTGGACTTCCTTGTTCTCCCTGAGGACCTTCCGGCCCTTGTAGTTTGACCCAAGTGAAGTCGTCAGGGACAAGTTCATTAGGATGTTTGGTCGTCGAAATGACCCCGATATACTTCCCTGATTCAGCGTTGAAGTTCGTACCTAGGATATCGTCTGCGTACCTAATAACGACATGGGATTCCGTTTCAAGTTCTCCAGCTAATACACCTTCACCGTCTTCGTTCAATAAGTCCATTAGGTCGCGTCTTGGGTCTTGGAACGTCAATACAGACTGCGATAGATCGTCATAGTCGATTTTTCGGGACGAAATTTTGCGCCATTCGATAACGCTATAATGGTCATCGACAATCAATTGAGTGTGATGTAGGTCTGGGATCTTTTTATATAAGACCGCTGAAGCCTCGTACCCAATCAAAGGGCGACAGTAGATATCTAAGTAAGCCCTGGCAGCACTCATTAGATTTTCTTTAATCTTAAAACGTTCATCGCTTTTAGACTTCGCAATGTATCTAGGACGCATTTGACGAGCCGTAAACCACGAGACGTCAATGAGGTAGTCACTTCCGTTATTGATTGATCCAAACGTCAAAGGCTCCTGACTTCCTTCTTCCTTTTTACCAGTTAGTTTGTAGGCGGTACATAGGTTACGGGAGTCTTCTTGTCTTGTCACGTATTTCAAATTCTCTTCAACGACCAACGGGAAGTCGACTTTTGACTCCGTATAGGGTTGTAGAAATACGACTGTTCGAACTATTCGAACTTCTTGCTCTAATAGTTCTTCATAACCGAACGTGATCTCTAAATTGTATTGCTTCGCTAAATAGCGTAGGTGCCATAGCATTGAGTTCTCTTTAGCCGTAATACTTCGAACTCTTTTATTCGCCCCGTCAGGTGGACATACTACTTGAACCCATTTACCTGCGTCCTTGATAATGTCCTGCGCTACGGCGCCGACGGTAGTAGCTACATGCTTCAAAGGTCTTGGAAGTCCTTCAGCGAGTTCGTACCATAAGGCGTAGCATGTAAACTTAGTCAATCCTTTAGTATCTTCGACGTCTTGTGCGTACTTAATACGGAACCAACGTCCTCCAAAGCTAATAATATTTTCGACTTTTAGATGCTGGTAAATCGAAGAAGTTTCAATGCTTTCAAAAGTGATTACTTCCTTACCCCTTGCGCGAGTTACGATTTCATCTTCATACATCTTACTGAAGATTTCAACACTTGCGCCAAGTAGATTATAGTTTTGGTCATAAACATAAACAATATCGTCCGGGATAGGACTCATTATTAGGCCGTTATCTAACATGAAATCTCCTTTCTAATAGTAAGATGGACTTAGGAACATCTCTACCGTTACCGGCAAAGTAGTTGTCCATGAAGCCGTATCGTTTGCGCGATATTGGATCTTAATTGTAGCTTCTCCATTAGGTACTTTGAAAAATGCTCCCCGTTTAATGTACCTAAAGATATTTGTAGCTTGTTGACTTGCGCTGATTTTAATTAGTTCAAAAGTTCCTAAGTTCAACATGACGATTGAACCAGCTTCCATAAGTACCGAGTTAGTCCCAAACTCCACAAATTGTCCTGAACTTTTTTCCTCGATACGGAAATAGCCGTTCAGTTGACTAGCCGCCCTTAACTCTAATCGAACTTGACGAGTAGGACGTCCAGGGTTAGGAAGTTTATCTCCTCCATCAGCGGCCTTAAAGGTATAAGGTTTTCGAATGACTGCGTTCGTGTACTCGTAGCCATCTTTGAACTGAATACCAATTTTAACAATTAAAGTCGCCTCACCTAAAACAGGAACTTCGGTCAGTGATCCATGTTCACTTTCCCCTAAAAACTTACCAAAACGGTAAAAGTCTGGATCTTCTTTAGTCGAAAGTCGCCAAAATGATTTCGATCGAATGAACTGTTTAAACTCGCGATATTTTGCGTTTACTTGTTTTTCCGATAACCCTTTGAACAATACAGTGACGCTCCCTGTTAGGCCGGATAGAGCAGTAGACGGAGAATCCAATACTCCGTCTATCCCCTCTGGGTTTTTAAACCCTGAATCCTTAAATCCTGCCAAGGTAAGTCCTGTATAGTCCAACACGGTCGCTCCTTTAGTCGACAAGTCAATCCCGTCTGCTAAAAGCGTCTGTCTGTTAGCCATACTAACCTCCTTATGGTGTTACAATATTACCAAACCCTGATAAGGTTTCTTTACTTTTATTATAAAGACCGCGTGAGAGTTTGTCAACGTCATCATTATTGCGAACCACGATAGTTCCAATAGTGATCGTGGTGTGATCCTTACCTCCGGAAGCTCCTCCTCCTTGAGGTTTATCTGGATCCTTGTCCTTGTTACCGTAAAGGTCTACTTCTGGCGTTCTAATAGCGTCTAATACCTTACCGAATCCAGGTTTTGGAAGTTCGTCCGGCATTTCGTCTACAATTTGTTCGAAAACGTCTTTGACCTTTTGAACTACTCCATTTTCTTGGATGTTCATCTTCACATTGCTTAGAGCGTCCGTAACTGTTGAAGCCATTTCGATAGCCTTGTCACGTGTCGTTCTAATCATGTTACCAATACCGTTCACAAAACCTTGTCCAGTATATACCCCCATTTTTTCCATCACACGAGATGGTGAGTGGATACCGAGGAAGCCTTTGACGGCGTTCAAGGCACTGCTAGCCATGTTTGCTGCAGCGTTTACGGCCGAGCTTACCATTGAACCGATACCGTTGATGAACCCTTGAACTAAGTTCACTCCGGCGCTTACCATTTGTCCAGCGAATCCCGTGATACTTGAGATCATGGAGCTACCCATTGAACCAATCTTACCGACTACGGAGCCAATCATGGAACCGATACCGCTAATAAGATTTCGAATTAAGTTCGCTCCTCCAGATAACATCTGTCCTAAGAAGCTCGCAATCTTACTCACCACTTGACCCATCATAGAGGCGATTGTGGAGACGAGTGAACCTAGTAGGGAGGCGATACCTTGGATCAATGCTTGTAGAAGTTGAACCCCTGCTTGGAGAAGTTTAGGAACATAGTCTACAATAGCTTTGAGTAACGCCATCATAATTTGAAGAGCTCCGGCGAGTAGCTGCGGGATCATTTGGATTAGCCCTTGTATCAACGCAAGTAGCAATTTGACACCCGCTTCAAGTAGTTGAGGCAAGTTTGACAAGATTGAAGTCAATAACGTCGTTATAATTTCAATCGCTGCTACAATAAGTTCCGGGATCATTTGAATGAGTCCTTGGATAAGCGCCATAAGGATTTGGATACCTGCCTCTAGGATAGGGCCGATATTTTCAATCAAAGCGTTCACAAGTCCCATAATGATTTGTAACGCTGCTTCTAAAATCATTGGCAGTGCTTGGATTAGTCCTTGGGCAAGTCCTGTGATGATTTGTAACGCCGCTTCTATGATAGCAGGTAGAGCCTCTACAAGTCCTTGAATAAGAGCTTGGATGATTTGTATCGCTGCACTAATAATCGTTGGTAACGCTTGAATAAGGCCGTTAAATAACGCCATAATAATTTGAATCGCTGCTTGGATAATAGTTGGTAGTGCTTGCGCAATACCGTTTATTAGAGCCGTTAGGATTTGAACCCCTGCTGCAAGTATTGTCGGTAAGACTGTCGATATTGTCTGTACCAAGGATTCAATTACCTGTGAAATAACGGACACGACACCCGGGATAGCATTAGCTATACCTTCGATCAACTTAACTAAAATCTCTGTTCCTTTTTGAACGAAAATTGGCAAGTATTGATTGATAGCATCCGCAGCGCCTTGGATAGTGCTAGTCAAGTTATCAAAGACTTGAGTAATTCCATCAGCGTTCAGTTCACCGGTACGAGCCCAAGCGGTTAGGAATGAAACTACGAGACTAATAACGAGACCTAAAGGACCTGTAATCCCAAAGAACGCAAGTCCTACCTTAGTCAGTACGGAAGCAGCGATCGACATGACTCCTCCAACCTTACCAAAAGCACCTCCTAGCCGTTCAAGTCCACTACTAATGAACGAACCTATCGAAGATCCTGCTTGTCCTAAGTTGATACCGAATTGTTGTAAGGTATTAGCAACTTTCGAACTAATAGCAGAACCGAGCTCTTTAACCTTTTCAGCAGCTTTTTGTAACCACTCCCAAAGGACTTTCAATTTTTCTGCCGTCCATTCTACGGCTACTCCTAGACCCTTCTTAATAGCAGGCGCTAAGCTATCGATAATGTTCCTGAACTTCTCGGACTTAGTGTATGCTATCATAAAGACGGCGACTAGGGCGTAGAATGCGGCTACTACCAGAGCTATCGTACCCATCGTTCCCATAAATGCAGGTCCTAAGAATTGCATAGCTATTCGAAGTTTCACCATTGTCGTCATCACTGTCCCAGCTATTAGCAATAGAGGTCCAAGTGCTGCGACCATTCCGGCGAAAATAACTACCATTTTTTGACCTACGGGAGACATATTAAGGAACGCTTCAATAAGTTTAGTGATCCCACCTACGACCTTCGTCAATGCGGGTTCTAAAATTTGTTGAATGACAATCGCTGCGGATTCAAACGCTCCTCCCATTTGTTCAATTTTACTAGCAAGGTTGTCTTGCATAGTCTCTGCCATTTCCCTTGCAGCCCCATCGGAGTTGATTAAGGCGTTAGTCATTTTATCCAATTTCTCTGGACCTGCGTCTAATAGTGCAAGCATACCTGAGAGGGAGTTTTGACCGTACAAGGTTACGAGGTGTCGGTTCCGTTCTTCTTGCGTAAGCCCGGCGGTAGCCGTTTTCAATTGAGCAATTTGTTCCCGAAGTGGAATCATCTTACCATTTGCGTCGTAGAACGATACTCCTAACTGATCCATGGACTTAACCATAGCCTTAGTAGGTTTAGCAATACGAGACAAGGCTCCGCGAAGTGTAGTACCTGCTTGTGAACCTTTGATACCTGCGTCGGCCATAATACCGATAGACGCCGCGGTTTCTTCTAAACTTAACCCCATTGAGTGAGCAACCGGTGCGACATACTTCATCGCTTCGGCCATGTCGACAGTCTCAGCGTTCGTATCGGCGGCAGCTCGTGCGAATACGTCCGCGACGTGTCCTGCTTGTCCTGCTTCTAATCCAAACGCTCGTAGAGAGCTTGCCATCGCCTCGGAACTTGCTGCTACATCTCCTCCAGATACCGCAGCGAGGTCGAGGACACCCGGCATTGCGTCCATGATTTCGTTCACTTGGAAACCAGCTGAAGCGAGGTTCTCCATACCCTGCGCAGCCTCTTTAGCACTGAAGGCCGTCTTAGCACCGAGTTCGATTGCCTGAGCTTTCATCTTGTCAAGTTCTCCACCTGTTGCCCCTGCGATAGCCTGTACCCGGGACATCTGTGCTTGGAACTCGTTCCCTACCTTAATGGAAGTCGCAGCTATACCTAAAAGAGGTAGCGTAACGGCGGTAGATAGTACCTTACCCATGCCCGTCAACGCTGAACCGATTTGGAAGGATTTGGACGACTCAACCGCTAGTCGTTGAGCCTGGTTTTGAGCCAAGTTCAATTGACTTGTGAAATTTGAAATGTCTAGCGTCATTTTAGCTGCTATTGATCCAAAATCCATATATCTTCCTTTCTATTCAATAAAAATAGGAGCGACTAAATAAAGTCACTCCATTAGCATTTGCAAACCTGGATTCTTTTTCTCGTCTCCAGGGTACCTAGGAGTCTTATCGTCCGCGATGTAGCGAATGTAGGCTACGGCCGCAGTATCGAAACAATAACGTCCAATATCTGTGGTTAGCCCTACGACATCACTAGGTCTAATATGAAATTCAGTAGCGACTGCTATGACATTAGACATTTCCTTCGTTTGAACGAAAGGACTCCGCCGAAGCTACCTCTCCGTACATGGCGCTGAAGATCGTCATCAACTGATCGTCCGTCATGTACTCCCCGATTTCTGCATAGGTAGGTTGAACCAATGCTGCTTCAGCAAAGACACGCAAGAGCTCGGCCATGTCTTGGATCCCTGAATCACTTTTGTTCAGTTTTTCCAAGGCTTTGCGTTTTTGGTCGTATGTGATAGACTTCATGTCCAAGTTGTCTTTAGTGACCTCTTGTGTCTCGCCGAAAAGTTCCGTTACCTTACCTAAAAGGGTATTAGGGATACGACCGTTCGCGATCAAGTTCATTACCCCAGCCGAGCGAATTTGAACATAAATAGGCTCAGCTCCTTTTCCAAAACCTGGAAGAGGGATGACTTGGAACGATTTTTGACGAAATTGTTCAGCGGTGATAATGTTGTTATTCATAGCAGTACCTTTCTAAAATTATGCGTATTGTGCGACAAGTGTAATATCGCGGTCAGGCATAACACTTGTATCGAAGTTCCACGTAGTGGATTCACCTTGAATCTTCCAACCCTTGAAGACTTTGCCGTCTGTGCGTGTTGGATCCGCAGGTTTAGGAGTTACCTTTTTACCTACTTCTACTTTAGCAGGGTTAGCCGTTCCGTTACCACCAGCTAAATCATACTTCACATTGCGAAGGATAGCAGGGAGTGTAGGAACATAGTCCATAGACTTAACAGGAAGTCCAGCTTTAGTAGCCTCGCGGGCTTTGATTTTGAACTCAGGTGCATAGAACTCTTTACCAATGTTAAGTCCTGGAGCGCTACCAGTACAGTTGTTCAAAGTGATTTTGACGTAGTTGACGATGGAGTCTCCTACATAGTTCGGCACATAGATATTCATCCTAAATGGTTTCATATTTGTTGCGCCTTGTGCAAGCATTGGTGAGTCATATCCAGCGATAGCTTCGTTCACTTTGCGAACAGTACCACCTTCAATCAATGCCATAATTTCAGGGTCAAACGTGTTGTCCTTGAATGTTAGGTCGTAACCGTACAAAAGGTCTGGAGTACGCACGATCGCAAGAATACGAGTATCATTGCGCTTGATGTCTTCCGTACCTTCCGAGGTTACTGACTCGAGTTCCGCAGTTTCAGCGGTGTCGACTGTAAACTTAGATCCACCAACTTTCGGTAGTTGGGTAAGTGGATCAAGTTCTTCAATTTCGACAAACTTAATTCCGTAAAGAATATCCTTACTCATTTATAGATTTCCTCCTTGTGGTATTCTATATTCGATTTCTAGTCTATAACGAGATAACATCGTATCAAAGTAGTCACCTGTCTCCGAATACGTTACCTCGTAACCCATTTCTTTGATCAGTTCTCGAACTCTTTGACCGTAATCGTCTATCCCTATAATTGAATTAGAGTGGACGTAGATTTGAACCTTCCAATAGGCAAAACTTCCTAGACGATTTGTAGCACTAGGCATTCGATGACTGAATCGAAGTACAATGTAATCATCTGGACGGTCTAATTCTTCCTCGGTTTCGCCGAACTGAAGTCCAGGTATCATAGGAGTAGGAGACAGTTGGTAGGTAGGTAGTATCTCCTTCAGTCTGTCCATCATTGAAGTACGTTTTGTCATTTCATCCTCCTAGTCTACTAATCGTCTTAGAGCCCTAAACAATTCTTCCACATTGTCCTCTATAGACTGTTCCAGGATCTTGTACTTACGTCCGTGCGCTAGTTCTAACCAAAAGCCGTAGCTCATATGGTGAGACACTGCAATCATAATTTGATCCTTACTGACCCATGCTGCTTCACCCTTCAGTTTTTGACGAGCGTTACCAGTTCGGTCAGTCCAAATCGCGTTCGATTTTGCGTAAGCCTCCATCTTAGTTGAAGCTATCTCACAGACTAATAAAACAGATACAAGGAACTTGCTTCGGTACTGCTCACAGGACTGAACAAATTGACTAGGATCCCATACAAGATCAGCCATTAGTCCTTTATCTCCAATTTTAGTTCAATTACAATATTTTGCTCTAAAATGTTATGTACTTCGACGACACGATATCGGCGCCCTGACTGAATTACTGTAACAGTATCAGCGGGTTTGATAGCGTTGCCGTCTTCGTACATAATAAAGATCTTAATCCCATTTTGAGCAAAGATTCTACCTGCGTCCGTAGCGTTTGAAAGTAAGTCCGGCGTCATTGTGTTATCGAATAGACAGGTTGCGTTCTCTAAAACGTTACTTCCTTTAGGATCACGCTTTTTTCCTCCGTAACCGTCACTGATCCATGCGTCCCGGGTCACTTTGATCTGCGTCGGCGCGGTCTCAATAGCTCGACGAACTTGAGCCTTAACGTAGTTGATGTCATAGGTCATGTTCCGTCCGCCCTTTTCATTAAGATAGTGGAACCTGAACTAGATGAAAGGTCTTGCTCCTGCTGCTCAGCTTTATACTCGTCATAGAAGAACTGAGCCATTTGCTTCCAGTAGTCTGCGTCCCCTTTCAAGCTAATAGGTCCAAGAGTCACCACGTCGTTTCGTGTTTTAAGAAGACATAATTTATAGCTTACATACGCAACGGACTTGTGATGATCTAAAAGAGCGGAGATGTACTCTTCTGGGTAAGGGTTAGGGGAGTCGTGGTTCCCTATGTTCGCCTTAACCAAGTCAATATCCGCTTGATTTGCCATTTTATTCTCCTAGTTCGTAGTCAATTAGGGCGTCGATATATTCACTCTTACGAGTAAGACCAGTTAGGTCAATACCGTTAGCTTGCGCCAGTTCAGCGAGTTGAGGAACTGTCATAGCTGCGTACTCTTGTCGCATTTTTTCGACTTCGTCCTCGTCATCTAAAACTGAACTATTCGTAGTGACGTCTGTACCCTCGGCTTCCTTCAGTTCAAAAGCCAAACCACTTTCAACGAGGGAAGTAGCAAGCGCATCGGGACAATGGAACACTGAACCCGTATGCGCTACACTTCCGGAGACAATCAACGTACTCAGTGCTTTTAGTGTAGCCATAAATTACCTCCTAAAATTAGCCTTCGTTGGTTTTAATAACCCCAACATAGTCGATCCCTTCGAACGATGGGATCATTACCGCAGAAACAACGGTCACCACGTTCACTGGATGTTTTTCCATGTAAGTAGTGACAGTAGGTCCACCTGAAAGGACTTGAACCTGTGCGTCTGTTCCACCGGATGCGAGGTCAAACGCTTCTGGAGTAGTTCCGTACCAAGTGTAACCAACTGGATCTGGAGGAAGAAGGACAACGACGTGATCATCGATCAAGTTGAACTGACGAATGTTACCTGAGTCAGGCAATTTGTTGGCGTCCGCGAATTGTGCAATCTTCTTAGAGTACACCGCGATTTGAAGTTGAGTCTTCTCTGCGATGAACTTTTCAGCGTCCGCAGCTAATAGCATGAAGTTTTCCCATGACCCTTGAACCCCAATCGCAAGAGCTTTCTTAATAGAGTCACTCTTCGTCATGTTGTTGTAAGTATTACGGTTCATAATCATACGAGTAGGTCGAACCCCTGTACGATTTTCCATGTCGTCCATAGCCGCCAAAATGTCCGCGATAGGATCCGATGTAGTACGGTCAGTCCATTTCTTCGCAGCGGTGTATTGTTGTTTAGCGTCCATGTTGTAATCATAGGTATACTGAGCTTCACTGTTGGTAGATTTAACAGTAAATTTACCGTATTGAAGCAACTGCATACGCATGTATTCAGCTTGCGCTTCTACACCGTCGACAAGGTTTTTAGTGTCATTGTATAGCTGAGTGATGATAGGTTGAGCCATTCCTTGGCTTTGAGTCAATAACAATTGAAGTTGTTGACGGTCTTTTTCCCCCAAACGCATTGATTCGCGGAAGAACGCCATTTCAGTAGCTTGTTTGCTAAATCCAGCACGTTCACGAATACTTGCCTTAGCATCGTAGTTCGAAGGTTGAATAGTTACTGGAAGGTTATTAGCACCTTTTAGCCAAGAAATGTCCGTCCCTGCTTGTTGCGCATTAGGGAAAAGTGAAGGTCCAAGGTAAGGAAGGGCGTTCGAAGGTAGAGCTTGAATGTAAGCTGCAACCTCACTCGCGTTTAGGTAATCATAAATATTCATCTAATACTTCCTCCTATTTAACTACCAAAATCATTGGGTTTTTATTTTCAGGGACTGTGCCTGCAACTTTTTGAAGAGCTGCGTATTTAACAAATCCATGAACAAGAACAGTGACAGTGACTTTATCTTCACCGTCGTAAACACGTTGATCCGCAAAGATAACGCCATCAAATTGTTCACCAGTTTGAACCACTTCAAGTCCAGTCTTACGACCGTCGAGTGTAGTTGCGTTCTTCACGCAGGTTCCGGCTAAAATATACTTCTTACCACCTACATCAGTAGCGGCAGTAGCAGGGATTTGAGCACTTAGGGCGACATAATGGTCTGGGATTGCGACAACGCTTCGAGTAGTTTGATTGAAATCAGTTTTCTTAACTCGTACATTAGGCATAGCCTTTTCCTCCTATTATTTAAAGAATGTAGCTTGTTGCTGACCAGTAGCACTTTGTGATTGAGCTAATGATTCAGCGAGTTGCTTACCAAAGGATCCTACTTCACGTGGTTCAGGAACTCCTGCGCCTACGCGACCTGAGTTACCTGGGTTCCCTGTTCCGGAAGCTCCTTTGTGAGAAGATTCAGGGTTAGGGTTTTCCTCGTCTTTAGGATTTTCTTTGAATAAGTATTTACGAGACTCACGCAAAGACTTTAATTGATCTTCTAAACCTTTGACGTTACCTTTGTCGTCGACTGTGATATCGTCCAGGTTCATAAATCCAAGAATGTCCGCTGCGGGAGCAATGGAATCAGTGATCAAAGGATGTAGAGCTGAAATAACTGAAGCACTTTTAGCTATTTGAGTTTGGTTCTCTAATTGACTTTGTAGGTTTTGAATCGTAGCCTGCGCATCACTACCATCTTCGACCTGCTTGGACAATGTAGCTACTTCTTTCTTGTAGCCTTCAATCGAATTGTTCGCTTGGTCTCGTTGTTGAACCACTTCATCGAATCTTGCGTGTGGTACATAGTGTTGACCGTCACCATCAATGAACAATTTTGCGTCCAATTCTTTTGCTTTAGCCTTCACATGCTCTGTGACGTTTTTGATCGTTGGTTCATCCAAACCTTTTAAAAGGTCTTCTAATTGATAAGCCATTTGATATCCTCCTTGAGTTTACGCCCTCCGGCTGAATCTTCTGTTTTGAATTGGAACAGTGAAACCAAGTTCAAGTCGTAAGGTGACAGGATCCCTTTTTCATGTATTATTATAACAGAATTGAACATTTTTTACTATATTTCGAACAAAAGGTACCTGTAGACTAATTATAGAGAAAAAGATACCGTTCGAAAACGATATCTTAATAACTTTTAACAAAATCCAGGTCACTGTATTTTTCGAACTTACCTGCGTTTAGATCATCATACCATGCGTCTAATACATCATTCGGTTCTCCATCAATCCAACCGCGCAACTCGTCGGCGATCTCTTCCAATGAATCTTCGTACCATATAGTTTGGTAACACATGCCATTAGGATGGTCGAACGGGCATTCTTCAATAGGAAAGACTTCGCCATCTAAATCGCGACAAGCCTGACAAGTTCGACCTGGCGCGTGTACGGAATGCCATTGAACTTTTCTGGCGTAAGGGTTCACTTTTCCCCATTGTCGAACGCCAGCGGTAGCTGAATGACTAATAGTAGTTCTTGCAAGTCTTAAAGCATTGTACTCTAAATTTTCATACTTGCGAGCAGTAGTTCGACCCAACTTTTCGGCGATTTGTTCGAAGTCCCACTCTTTACGAGCTTTTGGATCTATGTACTGTTCCAGCATTTTAGCCATGTCACCCGCAGACATACCACTTGATAGACCCTGCGTCACTATCTGTTGAACGTCATTCCCTGCGCGTGCTGCGTTTGACCATACACGTTTAGACAAGTTCTTTCCGTCTTTGTAGATTTCCCCTTTAGTAACGGCTTCAGCGGCCCTACGGGAAAAGACTAATGACGCCGAACGAACGTCCTTTTCAAAGTCTTTAGCAGTAGCATTTCCATCGCCGCCTAAAATGTTCAGTAAATGTAGAACCTGTCCGTCCACGGCGTTTTCAGCGGCTTTTTCGGAGTATTCGTGCATAACGTGAACCATCACTTTATGTAAGTCGTAAGCGTAGTCTTTATAGATGCGTTTAGGTAGGTACCCATTGCGCGACTTTTTAATCTTTTCAATTAGATCGACCCCTGCGTCGTTGAACGCTTTCAAAATAGCCTTCTCCTGTTCAAGGGTCAACTTAATATTGGTCTCATGTATAGCCTTTTCCCAGCTACTGAGATACCCATTCTTTTTCTCTTTGCTCAATGTTCAGCTCCTTTTTCAATTTTGCGGTAAGGCCTGAAATCTTATGCCCGGCGTTTTCGTCCTTCATTCGATAATCGTGGTAAAGGTTTTGGTTCATTGCTGCGCCTTTGGCTAATTCCTTTTTCATCTTAGTTCGACATTCATTTCTAAATCGAATTAGTTTTTCGACCTCTTTATCGCCGACGTAAGTAGTGAACCTATAATGACACTTAGGACATTCAAAGAACCGCCACTCGATACCTTGTTCGATATGTTTGGAGATAATTTGCTTGGACGATAGTTCGAACTTGTGCTCACAATGATCACAGTTTACGTCAAAGACCGTTTTAGATTCGATCTTGGGTTTGTTGCTCTTGTTGTTCTGGCGTACTTGGTTCTTCAATTGTTTCTTCTTGCGGTTTTTCATCTTGTGGTTCTCCTTGCTCGTTTAATTCTTCAGCTAATACAGGTAGGGCGCCGGCAGAAATTTCATCCAACTGCGCAAGTTCCTGCAATACACGTTCCCACTCTTTGTCGGCTTTTTCTTTCTTACTGAACTCTTCAATGTAAGATTGATGACTTCGAACATTTGTCTGTACTTCGGTGAGCGCAGTTTGTTTAGCAGAAAGTTCGTCACTTGGTAATGGGTAACGATGGTCAATGGTTAAGGTCGTAAGTGTTTGATAACTTGATTGAATGTCTTGTGGTAGAACTCCTAGGTCTACTCCTACTTTACTAAGGATCTCTTCTAATAGTTCAATAAGCCATTCAATAGCGTCATCCCACTCGGCCCACTTGTCGTCACATTTACTCATTAGGTCATAGAATAGATATTGCATAGCAATCCCAGACGGCGCGTCTTGTACTTTTTCCGGAAGTGGTTGGTCCATGAGTTCGTACATGGCTTTTTTAGCTCCGTCTAAATAGTATTGCGCAGTAGGTAGGAAGTTGAAGTTCCCTGAAATAGTAGTGACTTGAGCTTGTCTTCCTCCAGCACCGCCAATCGAAGATGTAGGATCACTCTTAATGTCGACCAAAGCGTTCGGCGCAATTTTCATTCCCTGAATAGATTTCGAGGATCCATCAATGATGACGGGTTGTTCGAACATTTTAAATCGAAGGGAATCCCGCATGTCACTAATAGTTCGGTTCGTATTGTCCGCGATAGTGATTAGGTCTTTGACGTCACTTGTCCCGTATACGTCATTAGTGAGTGGTTCATTTAAAATGACCTTACAAGGGATTTGACTAAGTCCAGTTGGCGCCGACTCTTGTACTTTTAAAGGTACTTGAACCTTATTACCTAAATTGTCTTCGATTTCAATTAGTTTAGCGTCTTTTTCCTTGATTGTAGTTTGCCCATCTTCCGTCATGTAGATTTGGTTCGAAGTTCCGTCAGTCAACGTGTAGGTGAGCCAGCATTGCTCTTCGACATCTTCCAGCGCCGTAGTAATACCGGAGTTCGAACTTCCCGATTTCATCTCATAACGGTAGTGATGCCATAATTGTTTTTCAGTGGACATCCCTTTGGTACGTTCATCCTGATACACAATGTCGACGGACAAAAGACGGGACGGATCTTTAGGGTCCACAATGTAAGAAAATTGCGGCATAGAGTAGAACTGAACATCTACAGGTTCTCCAGGGTTTGCTATAACGGATAGTAGAACTCGTTTTCCTACTGTTGCATCGACCAAAGCTCGTTTACATTTACTCCAGAACTTTGCGTGACCTAAAATGTGGTCGAACAGTATGCGCTTATTTTCTGCTTTATCATCTTCCTTGTCTACAATAGGATTGAAGATCAATTCAGGTTCGGTTCCCATCATAAAGCGCGCTTGCTTTTTAATAAGGGATCGAATATAATTTCGAATTTCGCGGGTTGGCGTATAGTCAAGTGAATCTTCTTTAATCTTCCACGTTTGACCATAGTCTGCGTTCAAGTCGGTTACATCAAAACCGTCGAAGTATTGGTAATACTTTTCGACCTCTTGTAGTTCCTTTTTGAACTTTTGATTCTGCGCAAGCGGGCTATCAAAGGACTGACTGACCAGCTCGTCGGTGTGGGAAATAGCTTTTGATTTTTTAGCCATGTAGTTTACCTCCTATAATGTATTATACACTATTTTATCTAATATTGTTTCCTATTATTATCGTGCGCCTTTACCTGATAGCACTTGGATTTCAAAACCAAAGTCGTCATTGATAATCGCGTCCGTCAAACACGCATAGCGATTACGGTCCATACAGTGGTCATTCTCTTTAATGACTTGATCTTTACCAACTTGACTAGCCTTGCTATCCCAGCTATAAGAATAATACTCGTCAATGTCGTGCGTGTTACTTGGGTCTAATGTAAAGCGACCTTCCGTCAATAGTTCGGCGTGGAAGGAAATACCTAAAGTGACGTCATTGCGCGCAGGGATAATAGGAATATTCTTTCTTACTATATATGGATGTTTTTGTAGTTCGACAATCATCGCCGACGCCGAAGGGTCTAATATGATGTATTCAATAGGGTACCCTTTAATCATGTTCACTAAATCGTTCGCATACTCTTTGGTAGTCTTTTGAAGTATAGAACCGAACTGAACATTAGCATTCACATCGGCTTCGGTAAGTTGCTCCTCGGCTTCCCTACCTGAGTGGTAGTAAGACTGAATTAAATGGTATCTTTTTCGGCGTTTTGAAAATCCATAAAGTCCAAAGGTAGTAGCATTATAAATACCAAAGTCTCCTGCGACGAACAATCGATCGAACTCTATATTCAAAGGGCGAACATGCTGCTCCTCATTGAACATGGAATACACAAGACCATCCGCGGTTACCCAAAGACCTAATATAAACCTTTTACGGAAAACGCCAGCATACATTTTAGAATACCTTTCTTTAACGTGTTCACTCAAACTTGGATTATCTTCCATGGTAAAGTGAAGATATAAAATGCGCTTTTCGATTTGTTTGTCGATCCAGTTCTTTTTGAAATAGTGATTAGGATTTCCCGGGTTACAACTGAACCACATTTTCGAACCTTCGACAGAACATCGACCTGTTGCTTGGTTGACAAAAGACTCCGGCATCAACGCGACCTCGTCACAGAAGATCCCAGCTAGTGTGACCCCTTGGATTAGGTCTTGTGAGCTTTCATCTTTACCACCGAAGATGTAGAAATAATTGACTATTTCTTTTCCTTTATTTATGTACCTAATAATAATTAGATTTTCATTGCGCACATCTTTTATTTCATAGCCGCGACTGACTAGCATTTGCTTCAGTGGTTGGATCACGTTACGGCGCGCCGAGTGAATTGTCTTACCGCAGATAGCAAAGTTTTGACCATTGAACTCCGTCATAGCCCAAAGTGTAAAAGACAAGGCCATTGATACAGTCTTCCCTGAACGGATGGAACCATCGGCGATGACAATGTCGAAGTCTTTGTAAGGGGAGTTATCTGTCCACCAAGTTAAGAGTTGTAATTGTTTCTTACTAAAAGGTACAAAGTTAAATTTGGGTATTTTATTCCTTAGGCTCATTACCATCTGTTACTCCTTTTAGGTAAGCTCCTGTCTCGTCGCTAAAAGTTCGCCAAACTGATTTTGCGGCCTCGTCTAGTGCCTGAACAAAGTTATCGCGAACTTCTTCCGTGCCGTCTCCTTCTCCCATTTTAGCTCTTAGCAAGGTAATCTTCTCGCGTTCAATTTGTAGGCGATACTGAACCTCTGCTGGGATCATCCCGTTTGCCCGTTCTTGTCCTAATTGAGCGCGGTCTATAATGTTCGATAATACATCCAAAGCTCCCCAACGTATTTGTCCATCTTTAGTCATTAAATACTTATCAGGATTATCCAAGGCCATTTCTATAATGGACATTAGTTTTTCCCAAGCGGCATGATATTTGACATTGACAGTAACTTTGAACCCGGCATACATTTGCGTCAAAGTATCATTAGTGACAAGAGCCTTTTCATCTTCGAACTGTTTTTTCAGTTTTACCCATTTACCTTTTGAGCGTAGGATTTCGACTGTTGTTTTTGACACGCCATAACGGTGAGCAATTTCCGCGACATCCATGCCCCTAATAAATTCAATCTTCATACGCTCATTGCGTTCTTGTTTACTAAGTTTTATCCCCTTATAATCGAACTCAATGACCTCGTCCATGTCGACACGCGCTTGCTGCTTGACAGGTTTACGACCTCTCTTTTTGCGCGATACAGGTTTTTTAGTTTTAGGTCCATTTTTACTAACCATAAAAACCATCCTCCTTCTTATTTTAAGTCACTAATATTATACACTAAAATTTCCATCAATCAAAGGCTCCTTGGTAATACGCAAGTTGATAAATTATAGTTCGAAATTATCAATTAAGATTTTGCCATTTTTGAGCTAAATTTCCCGAACTTTTTGCTCTTTGGTTTTTCGAACTTTTGAACATTTATTTTCGAACTTTCGAACAATTGAACTTTTCGAACTTTTATTTTCGAACTTTCGAACATTGTTTTCGAACTTTCGAACATTGTTTTCGAACTTTCGAACTATTGCTCCCTTTCAATGGTTCAGTGTTTTCGAACTATGGTTCAGTTTGGTTTTTCTAAAATTGTTCAATCTTGTAAACCCTTGGTACTACTGTATTTGTAAGGATTTGAGAGTTGGTTTGTGGAAGTCCCTTTTATCCCTGCTTGTTTGGCTTATTTGCTTAGGTCTTATTGCTAGTTAAATGTAGTCTAATTACTTATATATCTAGTAGTATAAAGGGTTTAAGTTATAGATAGTTCGAAATGTTTATTTAGCGCGCATTTGATTTTTATTGATGTATCAACGTTTTGCGCGATTTTGTTTTTGGTACTATAATAGTAGGTAGATAAATACTTTTAGCGCACTTTTAGTAGTTTTTAGCGTGTTTTGATGTCTTTTCTTTGCGCGTATTTATTGCGAGGTCAAAAAAAAATAAAAAAAAATCAAAAAAGTTCGAAAAAAGGGTTGCGTATTACCCGGTAATATGTTATAATTAACTTGTAAGTAAGATAAACAAAGAAAAACAGGAGGAACAGAAAATGTTCAAATACAATATGGTAGACAATGACGAAATGGTAATCAACGTAATGGTAGAAGCTAGCCCTACTTCAATTACCCAAATTACATTTTTCAAAAGTAACGACCTTACTCAATACGCTAAATTATTTTTCGCAAATGGTAAAGTTCGTACAATTAGCTGGGGATGTTCAACTTCACTATTAAGTAAAGAAGTCAAAGCTACTTTAGTAAATGCTAAAGAATACTTGATCGAACTTGGTGTAGTTAAATGGCATGATAAAGGATATAACTCACGTATTGATTTTATTAAATAATAGATAAGGTCCTTGCGGCCTTATTTTTTTTGATCATTTACTGCGCAAAATAATTGAAAAAAAAGTTCAATTTTTTCGAACTTTTTTTTTGATAAAAAGGGTTGACTATTACCGGGTAATACGTTATAATAGTTACATAAAGTAAAACAAAAAGAAAAAAGAGGTAAACAAAATGAACTTCGAACAATTTACAAAAGCACTCACTAACGAATACCTAATGGTAGTGAACAATGACCAAGCTGAAGTCCTAGGTTCAGGGAACATTGAAAACATCTTGGACGGATCTAACTTCGCTAAAAAACTTGCTAAAGCTACAGTCCTTCAAATGGAAAAACTTAGTGACGAAGAAGTTATTGAATGGGACTTGGAAGACCCAACTGCGGCCGTTTATGTAGTAACATTGGACATTTAATAAGGAACTAAAAGGAGGAACTAAAAATGAAATTTGAAGTTAGAAGTGAAACATATTTTACCGCGGAAGAACTTATGGAAAACTATGAAGTAGATATGGAAGAACTAAATCCATACTATGATGAAGTAGAAGATAAAGTATTTGTAGAGGTAAAACACATTGCGCCGATTTTTAATTTTGGCGAAAACATTGAAGCCGAAATTATTATTAAAAGTCGAAATGGTAATCCCGTAATCATTATTGATGAAGGATTATAAGATCCACGTTTTAGGTAAGGTCATTAAGGCCTTACTTTTTTTTTGAAAAAAAATAAAAAAAGTTCGATTTTTTGAGGTTTAGGGGTTGCGTATTACCGGGTAATATGGTATAATGTATACATAAAGTAAAACAAAACAAAGAGGTAAACAAAATGGAAAAAGTTCTTAATTTCGCATGGGTCACTCCTAAATGGACAGACAACCAAAAAGGATATGAGTTCGGTTTTGAAAGCATTAAAGTAAAGGAAACTGAAAAACAATACAAAATCATCGAAGTAAATCCTAACTTGTTCTTGGACTTCGGTTCAGTTATTAAAAAGGATGAACTATTTAGAGCAGTGAACAAAGCTAACCCTATGACAGAGGTAGGAACTACTATTGTCGACGGAAGTTTAGCAGACGCTAAGTTCGATCTTATGACTAAGATCACTGCGAACATTTCATTCATTAACAAACAGATCCAAGTTCGTGCTAATAGTGAAAACTTTAAAGCGACTCGCTTACTAAATGAACTCGAAGATTGTACTAAACAACTTGCGGCACTATATGAATAATAATTAAAGGAGATAAACAATGAAAACAATTAAAAACGGCGGTGACGTATTTAAACAAGTTAAGACTATTCCTAGTGGTTATCAAGTATGGAACATACCTTCAATTGGTGAAGGTTGCGTTCCTTTGTATGTTCCAGCTGGTGAAAATAAGGTAGACGTTACTTCATTGCGCTACCTACAATTGACGGAAAAGGAAGCTAAGATCCTACACAATGCCGCAGGTTATGGACTTCGTTCCCTTGCGGACGTGCGTAAGGCTTTAGCAAGTAAACGCAAAGGACCTACAACTGAACGTCGCAAACGTCTTGCGGAACCTGCTTTACCTATTTTTGAAAAGTACACAAAGGAGGCGTAAAATGTTCATCGTTCAATTGTTTGCGAAGTTATTGCTAAAGGTACTAAAATGGTTGCAAGGATTTGTCGACCAAAGTGGATTATATTAGGAGGAAAATAAGATGGTTATTTTTGATAGAAAAGAGGAGTTTACTCCTGTCAATTTTGGAGAACGTGCTACAGAAATGGAGCGCCAACATTGCTGGACGGAAGCAGCGTATTACCAGCAATTAGCGAAAAGGTTCAATAGTGTAGCATGTAAGGAACATGCTAGTCAACTACTTCAGCGACACGCGCTTTTGAGTTAAGGAGGAACATTATGCGTAAGATCAATAAATTTAGAGTGTCCGTAGCGTTAGGAGGTGTCCTCCTTTTCGCTGCGCTTGTTTGTAATATCGCGATGCTGCGCGTGCAGGTTAGTCAATTACAAGTGGAAGTGAACCAACTGGATAAGCGCTTGGAAGCTATGCACAACACGCCCGCTGAACAAGTTCGATATCAAAAGATGTTAGCTAAAGTAGCAAAGGACTAGGACATGGCTAAAAATAAAAAACGCAAACCTAAACAAGGTAAGAAGTTTCGCCCTAATTTGGCGACAGTAGTTCGACAATTACCTAAAATTATTTATCGAAAAGTAACTTGTAAATACTTAGCGGATACGGACTCTTTTCAAGTGTATTTGGATATGACGTTAAATGGTACCCTTTTGCGCTTACTTGGATTGATTGACCCTAATCAAAGCTATGACAAGGGTATTCGAATATTTACCAAAACTCCGCAGCGTTGGATGACGTGTACGGAGGTTCAAATTAAAAAGGAACACGCGCCCGGCTTGTTCACTGTACTGACTGCTTACTGTCACACTATCGGCGATTTATTAGACGACGGCACGGACGTGCAGGATCTACCGCAAGGTCTAATCTACAATGAGGGTGAACCTTTTAAAGACGACAAGTGTATTGAACTATATAGAAACGTAAAGGAGGCTTCGACTATGCGATGTCCAAAATGTAATTCGACTTATATTGGTCGAACCTTTAAATACGCAGGTACGTTCATTATGACACAAACCGGCGAACAAATTAGTGACAACCTTACGCTCGTTCCTAGTGACCAATATTGGCGATGCTTGGATTGTAAGGCAAAAGTTCGAAAGGTAGGGGACGTTGATGCTTGGGACGATTAAAGATCAAAGTGATGTCAAACTGTTCGCTAATCAACGTGAGTATCTTGTTACGGACAAGGGGCAAGGCTTTATCGGCGCCGATGGATCCTTGCTTCCTGTTGTATGTCTAAATGGCAAGGTCTTTCAGTTTTCACGCGAGCAACTTATTGACTACGCTTATGAACAACTTACGCAAAAATAAGGCTTTAGCGCCTTATTTTTTTTCAAAAAAAAGTTCAGTTTTTTTCGTGTTTAGGGGTTGCGTATTACCCGGTAATATGTTATAATTAACTTGTAAGTAAGATAAACAAAGAAAAACAGGAGGAACTTACAATGAACAATCAAACTAAAAATACAGTCAAAGACGCTATCGAACAATTCGGTGACTACTGGTACTACCAAATCTTCAATAAATACAACACATTGATCACAGAAGGTCGTATTGAAGACTTAGGAGCTTACATGGACAAGGTAGTTGAAGAAGTTCGCTTTACTAACTACGGCGACATCGAATGTCAACTCATTAAACTTTACATCAAATAAGGATAAGGTCACTGCGACCTTATCTTTTTAGTGCGTAAAATAATTGAAAAAAAAGTTCAACTTT